TTTTTTTTTTGGAAAGTGGATAAAATTATGGACAATAAAGGCATATAAATAAGTCAAAACCTGCGGAAAGTGCGCGGAAAGTATTTATATACCTACCTATTAGTAACTAAAAACAAAATCGCGCGAAACGTATATATACCAACAAAATTCAAAATCGCGCAAAATATAACTTTCGAACTATATCCTAATAATTACATAAGTAATATTATTAAAACAACTATTCAACTATCCAGAAATAGGTAATTAGGTATGTAGTAAACAATAACTAGGTATACAGAAAAGGCCTCTAGGGTATGCAGAAAAGGTTAAGCAGGTATGGTAAAAAGGCACTTCCGCAAACCCACTTTCAAAATGCTGTAGAATAGGCGGTACCAAAGGGTTTCAGCGCCTAGCGTGTATTAGGAACATGTCGAAAAGGAATAAAGGAACACGATTCCAAACTAGGAACATATAAAGAAAGGAATGAGTTCCAAAATAAGGAACTTTTGGAATCTGCCTACTTTGGAACATTGTTCCTTTATTCCAAAGTTCCTTTAAATTGTTCCAAATGTTCCTTATCTTTCTAACTATTTCTAATATACATGTTCGAACCATAATTTATCTATTCTTGTATTGCCTACAGACCTTTAATTGGCGCGTGTTTTATTGTATAATATTAGTGACTTAAATTACTAAGGAGGTATTTATTTATGGGGACTAAGGAAGGACCTAAAACAAAGAAACCTGTTTCGCGCAAGAAGCGAGGAAGAAAACCTGTCAAGCAGAAAGCTAGAGTGGATTTAGATGAAGCTATTGAGTTCGACTATAAAGGAATTAAACTCTCTAAACAGGAACGTAATGAGCGCATGAAGATAGAATTTATTAGGGGCATGGATGTCGCCGAAATTGCGCACCGTTACGGCGTGGCAAAAACTACAGTCGAGATTCTACGTTCCAAAGGTAAATGGGTGAAGCTGAAGAAACAGTTTGAAGACGAAAAGTCCCTCGTTACTAATGACACCCTAACTCAAATGTATGCAGGGTTCAAGGTTACTGTCAATGTTAAATATCATGCGGCGTGGGAAAAGCTGATGAACATTATAGAAATGGCTTTAGATAATCCTGATAAATACTTAATGACTAAGGACGAGCAATTACGCTGGGGAGCTTTGGATGTATTATCTAACATTATAGACCGTGCACAAGCTGGGCAGGAAAGAGCTAATGGAATGATTCCAGCTGAAGTACAATATAGACTTCAAATCGAACGCGAAAAGCTAACCCTGCTTAGACAGAAGATGGGCGATGGCGATGGACATGAAGAGGTAAGAGATAACTTTGTTCAAGCTTTAGATAATGCCGCACAGGCAGTATGGACAGACTTTGCGCAGCAAACAGGCGCTTATATCAAAGATTCTGTAACTAAGGAGAGCGAGAATGAATAAGAAATTAAAACTTTCTACTATTATAGTAGCTTTATTCTTTACCGCCCTTGTCATCTATCCGAGACCTACTAAGATTTCGAACATTTCTGACCCATCTCCTGGCGTCATTAAGGAAGTAGGAAAGAACTATATAGAAGTTTACGGCTACGGTAGATTCCTTGTTAGTCAAGAAGAAGCTGCTAAACTTAACAAGGGCGAACACGCGCCGAAGTATATACTGAAAAGAGGTAGCTAAATGGGAAGATTAAAAAATAAAGTTCAACCTTTTAAGTTCGCTCCTTTTAGTAGAAAACAATTACAGTTACTAACATGGTGGAGAAAAGATTCTCCCTATCGTGACTTTGATATTGTAATCGCCGATGGTTCCATTCGTTCAGGAAAAACAGTATCAATGGCTTTGTCCTTTACGCTATGGGCGATGGAAGAGTTCAACGGACATAACTTTGCTATCTGTGGTAAAACAATTCACTCGGCGCGTCGAAATGTAGTGCAGCCGCTAAAGCAAATGCTGTCGAGTCGAGGCTATACAATCGAAGATGTGAGGAATGAAAATCTATTAGTAATTGGAAAGAAAGACGGCGATAAGGAAGTTATTAACTATTTCCATATCTTCGGCGGAAAAGATGAATCTAGTCAAGACCTTATTCAAGGTATTACTTTAGCAGGCATCTTTTGTGATGAAGTGGCTCTTATGCCTGAATCGTTTGTCAATCAGGCCACTGGACGTTGTTCTGTATTCGGTTCGAAGATGTGGTTCAGTTGTAACCCCTCTAATCCTAATCACTATTTCAAAAAGCAATGGATTGACCAAGCTGTGCATAAGGGAATCCTTTATCTTCATTTCACAATGGATGATAACCCTAGTCTGGATGAACATATTAAGGCGCGCTATGAGAAAATGTACGCAGGAGTTTTCCGCAAACGATTCATATTAGGTCTATGGGTAACTGCAGACGGCCTTGTGTATTCCATGTTTAATGAGGAGAAGCATGTTAAGGAATTGAACATTCCTTTTGATAGAATCTTTGTAGCAGGAGACTTCGGTATTTACAACGCAACAACTTTCGGAATCTATGGGTATTCGAGTCGACTGAATCATTATCACCTAATTGAATCTTATTATCATTCCGGGCGAGAGGCTGAGCAGCAACTTACGGAAGCAGATATTGACTCCGGACAGACCTTTGGAGGCGTATTCCAGAAGACCACTAAAGAGTACGCTAACGATTTAGTCAATCTTATTAGAGGCTACGACATTGAATACATTATCCTCGACCCTTCAGCTTCGGCGATGATAATTGAACTACAGAAGCATCCGTATATAGTTCGAAAACAAATTCCAATCATACCTGCTAAGAATGACGTTAATTTAGGAATAGCCTTTCACGCGGAATTGCTAACAGAGGGCAAGTACACTTTATCTCCCTCAAACACTCATGACATAGATGAATACTTTTCCTATAGCTGGGATACAAAAGCAAGTGAGCGCGGTCGCGATGAGGTTGTGAAAGAGAATGACCACTGTATGGACCGCAATCGTTATGCTTGCTTAACTGATGCAGTCATTAACGGAAATTATGGTTTTGAGATTCAGGTGTTAAGCGGAAAAGGCGCAAGATGACTATACCTGAATATCATTAGTAGTGTATAATAAATAAGAGGAGGAAATGCCAATGGTAAAGAAATCAGTAGCCATATCACACACGGACGAAGTCTTGTCACAAGCTTTCAATAGTCCGCTAGCTCAAAATCAGAAGTTTAAAAAGGAACTGACAGAAGTAGAACTCTTTTATCAGTACTTTGATGGATTCGATGTTCGGGACTTAAACTCGGACTACGGACAAACTTGGAAAATTAATGAAGAAGGAATTGACTATACTCCTACCCGTGAAATCCGTAATTTCATTCGACAACTTGTCAAGAAGCAAGCGCGCTTTATGATGGGTAAGGAACCTGAGCTTTCATTTAGCCCTATTCAGAACGGACAAGATGAAGCTGCAGAAAACAAACGAATCCTATTTGACTTCATTTTATCTAAATCTAAATTCTGGACAAAAGCTGCTAATGCCCTAGTAGATGCAACAGTGGGCAAGCGCGTGCTAATGTTATTAGTCGCAAATGAAAATGAGCAGATTGATATTCAGTTTTATTCCATGCCGCAGTTTACCTATACTGTCGACCCCAAGAATCCCTCAAGACTTTTAGCTGTCGACATCGTCTATCAAGATGAACGTACAAAAGGAATGCAAACGGAAGCGCAGCTTTGGCACCATTTTAGATACGAAATGCGGTCAAGCTCAAAAGAGTCAGGAGTTAGTCAAGCTCTCGAAGATGTAGAGGAAGAATGTTGGCTGACCTATGCCCTAACAGACGGGGAAGCAAACCAAATCTACATGACGGAAGATGGAGAGACTACTATTAAGGCTTCTTTGGCAAAACTTGTCGAAATTGAGGATAATTTAGGCAATAAAGTAGAAGTACCTCTAAAAGTATTGGAAACAGCTCCTACAGGCCTAAGTCAGATTCCTTGCCGCGTCATTTTAAATGAGCCCTTGACTAATGACATTTACGGGTCAAGTGACGTTAAGGAATTGATTACGATTGCAGACAATTATAACCGAACCGTTTCCGATATGCGCGACGCTCTTAAATTCAAAATGTTCGAACAGCCCGTACTTATTGACGCTTCGACTGCTTCAGTAAAAGGAATGAAAATTGCTCCTAATGCTCTTGTAGATGTTAAGTCGGACCCTGCGTCTTCCATAGGCTCTGGCGGAAATAGTCGACAAGCTAAAGTAGCAACTATTTCAGGTTCCTTTAACTTCCTTCCGGCTGCTCAGTATTATTTAGACGAAGCTAAGAAGGCAATGTATGAACTAATGGACCAGCCGCTGCCTGAAAAAGTGCAAAATGCTCCGTCAGGTATTGCGATGCAGTTCCTATTCTATGACTTAATGAGTCGATGCGACAGTAAATGGATTGAGTGGGACTCAGCTATTGAATGGCTTGTCGAAATGCTCGAAGAAGTGCTTGAAAAAGTCAGCGTTGATTTAGGAATACTTCCTGACAATATCATTTCTAGTTATCAAACTTTGACTACTTTAGTAATTGACCATAAGTATCCACTTCCGAGTGATGAAGCCTCTGCTAAGGAAATTGCAATGAGCGAAGTCCAAGCGAATGTACGTAGCCATCAGTCATATATTGAAGAGTTCAGCGTTAAGGAAAAAGCTGACAAGGAATGGAAGCGCGTATTAGAAGAGCAAGCTCAGCTTGATGAAGTAAGCGGAGGCGCATTACCTCAATTAGTAGACGAACTAGGACAGCCTGAATTTAGAGAGGAAAACAACAATGGCGAAGAAGACCAAAAAGAAAGAACTGAAAAGGAAAGCGCAACTGGAGAAGAAGACAGCGGAACAGATGTCTAATCAAACTTTCAAGGTTAAATGCGACAACTGTGAGCATACTTGGGAGTTGCATCAAAAGGACATTAAATCCAAACATCTAGAACGCGGAGTGGAATGGCGATATTTTGAATGTGATAAATGTCGCGCACGATACACTACCTATATAGGAAATAAGGAGGTAGAACGCCTAATCCGTTTTAGGAATGAATGTCGGCAAAAAATCAAAAAGGAATTGAACAAGGGCGCAGCAATGAACCAAAATGTTTATCACTCCATTCGTATTGAAGATGAACAAGCTGGGACTAAAATTTCAGGCATTATGGCACGACTTAAAAAGGAGCTGAACATTGAGCAAAAAGAAAAGGAACTCATATCTTGACAGCTGGGAAAAGTCCATCCATGCGCAAACGGCAAAACTAACTCTTGAGCAGGAAAAGGAAGTATTAACAGCATTTAACGAGTCCGCGCGCGATTTGATTGCAAAAATAGTCAAGTCGCGCAACGGCTATCTTCCTTTACGAGTTTACAAAGACTATGCTTATGACTTATATAGCGTGTTACTAGAAATTATGTCCCGCTATTCGGAAGAAGCTGTTAAAAATGTAATTGATGGGCAATTATTGCTAACTCTAAAAATGTTAGGCGAAGATGGACAAGCTACTGCGCAGGACTTTGAGAATAAGCTTCGACAAGTTTCTTTAGTCTATTCCAAATTAGCAGCTGAAGGAGTTGTTAAAGGAGCTATTTATAAAGACGGCAAAAACTTGTCAGCGCGGATTTGGTCAGCTGCTGCGCGTGCAGGAAATGACGTCCAGCAGATTGTCACTCAAGGACTTGCTAGTGGAATGTCAGCTACCGACATGGCAAGAATGCTCGAAAAGTACATCAATCCGAAAGCGCGCAAGAACTGGGACAGAGACAAGATAGCTGAAAAGCTAGGAGCTGCTACGGCTAATAAGTACAAGAATTTGGAATATAACGCGCTCAGACTTGCACGAACTACTATTAGCCACTCTGCTACAGCAGGAGTTAGGCGCTGGGGTAAAGTCAATCCTTATGCTAAGAAAGTTCAATGGCATTCCGTTCACGCTCCAGGAAGAACTTGTCAAGCCTGTAAGGATTTAGACGGAGAAATATTCCTTATGGAAGATTGTCCTTTTGACCATCCAAATGGAATGTGCTACCAGACCGTATTCTACGATAAGTCTATGGACGAGATGGCCGACGAGTTGCGAGATTGGGTACATGGCGAGCCTAATGAGGAACTTGATAGCTGGTACGATGGATTACTTTCAGGTCAAATTCAAAAGGACAGCGATGTCGACTTCGTTAAAAGTTACTAAACAGTCAACTAGTTTGGCTGTTTTCTTTTTAGGAACCATAAATAGTCAACCTAACTATTTACTACTATATATAGTAAAAAGTTTCCAATTTTGTTATAATTACAGTGTAAAGGAGCCTTCACTCCTAAAAATGTCGAAATCCTCAGTTTCACTATTCTGGGTTAATTAAAAATAGAAGACTCAGCCGGCGGGCGTAAACGCAGGAGGTACGGAATATGGCATACGATTTGAAGGACTTACTCAAAGGTCTGGATGATTCAGTCATCGAACAAGTTCAGTCAACTGTCAAGCAGAATACAAAGGAACTTAATGCCAAGTTATTCATTGACGGTGACGGAGACCACTATGTGCCGCATGCACGATTTGACGAGGTTGTTAATCAGCGTGACCAGGCGAATAGTTCTATCACATCTTACAAGTCTAAACTTGAAGAGCTTTCTAAGCAGGTCGAAGAAGGAAGCGCTGCGCAGGCTACTGTTCAAGACCTAACCGCTAAGCTTGAGGCTCAAAGCAAGTTGGCTAAGAGTGCAATTTTAGAGTCAAGGCTTCAACCGCTTATTACAGACTCCATTGCGCCTGCTTCTGACATTTTAGGCTTTATGGACGTAACGAAAATTCACGTCAACGATGACGGAAGCGTTACAGGTCTAGAAGAGCAACTAAAGGAAGTAAAGGACGCTAAAAAATATCTATTCCAATCAGCTGCCGAAGGCGACGATAGCTCAAATCCTGGAAAGTCTAATTCAGGTAGGGCCGGAACTGGAAATATAGGAAACTCTGGGCGCCTAGTAGGTGGAGGAGCTAATTCAACACAAGTAGGCTCCTTCGGTAAGCAGTTAGCTGCAGCGCAAGCCGCAAAGCAAGCAGCCGACGAAAATCAATTTAATTTCTTTAAATAGGAGGAAGGCTCATGCCAAATGTACGTGTTAAGCAAACCGCTTATAACCAGACTACTCGTAGCATTACAGCAATTCCTGACCACTATGTAGCTCTTACCGCTGTTATTCCTGCAACTGCAGCAACTCAAGTCGGTAACAAGAAATACATTTTGGCAGGTACTTGCGTCAAGAACGCTACTGAATTGGAAGGTCGTAAGAATGGCCTAGAAGTTGTTCAAGCCAGTGAACAGTTCGACGGCGTAATCTTTAGCGACCAAGAAGTTTACGAAGGTGAAGAAAAAGTAACAGTAACAGTTCTTGTTCACGGCTTCGTTAAATATGCAGCATTGCAAAAAGTTGGAGGCGCTGTTCCTACTTCTAAAAATGCAATGATTCTTGTAGTAAAATAGGAGGCTTTATTAGATGAATATTTATGACTACCTTAATGCAAATGAAGTAGCAAGCTATATCCAGTCTTTGCCTTCAAATGCTATTCAATACTTAGGAGCTCAACTTTTCCCAAATGCTCAACAATCAGGAACTGACATCTCTTGGCTCAAAGGCGGCCAAAACTTGCCAGTAACGATTCAACCGTCTAACTATGACGCTAAGGCTAGCATTCGTGAGCGTGCCGGATTTAGCAAGCAGGCAACTGAAATGGCGTTCTTCCGTGAGTCCATGCGTATCGGTGAAAAAGACCGTCAAAACTTGCAGATGCTGCTTAATCAAAGTCTTGGACTTGCTCAGCCAATCATCACTCAGCTGTACGACGATACTAAGAACTTAGTAGACGGCGTAGAGGCTCAAGCAGAGTATATGCGTATGCAGTTGCTTCAGTACGGTAAATTCACTGTCAAGTCTACTAATAGCGAAGCTCAGTACACTTATGACTATAACATGGACGCTAAGCAAAAGTACACAGCTGCTAAGACTTGGGCTACTGCAGCAGAAAGCGACCCAGTTGGGGACATCATTGCAGCCTTGAATGATATCGAAAACCGTACAGGTGTTCGTCCTACTCGTATTGTCATGAACCGCAATACCTACAATGACATGGTTAAGAGTGATTCTATCAAGAAAGCTCTTGCTATGGGTGTTCAAGGTCAATGGCAAAACTTCATGGTATTGCCTTCCGATGCAGAACAATTTGTGGCAGCTAAGACAGGTGTGCAAATTGCAGTCTACTCTAAGAAGATTGCTCAGTTTGCTGACGCTGACAAACTTCCTGATTACGGAAACATTCGTCAATTTAGCTTGATTGATGACGGTAACGTCGTTCTCTTGCCTCCGACTCCAGTTGGTCATACTTGGTACGGAACTACTCCTGAAGCGTTTGACTTGGCTACTGGCGGAACTAACGCACAAGTTCAAGTTCTCGCTGGCGGACCTACTGTCACTACTTTCAAGGAAAACCATCCAGTTAATGTGGTAACTGTTGTATCAGCTGTTATGATTCCATCATTCGAAGGAATTGACTACGTAGGGGTTATCAAGACTAACTAAGAGAGGAGATAAACTATGGCAGCACTAAAAGCACTGACAGCAGTTATCCTTTCCGGTAGCGTAGTTCATGCAGGTAGTGTCTTTGAATGTCCTGATAGTTTAGCTTCATCACTAATCGAGCGCGGGTTTGCTCAACCACTTAAAGAGGCTGAGGGAGTAGGTGAATTTGAGCCTACTCTTAACCAGCCCGACCTAAGCGCTATTGACGAAAATGACGAAGTAGAGCGAATGCGCGAAGACTATCAGCGAATGACTGTTCCTGAACTAGTTGAGCTAGCGAAAGCTAACGACATCAACACTACACCACTGACTCGTAAGAGCGAATACATTGACGCTCTAGTCAACTACGAACTAGGAGAATAATCATGGCAAAAGAAGCGGACATCGAACTAGTCAAAATCAATACTGACAACGCTAACGCAGTATCACCTTTGACTGACGAGCAAATCTCCGCACTTTTAGATAAGCACGGTTCAGTCGCTTATGTGAGCTATAAGATTTGTCTCTTAAAAACCAGAAATGATACTGTTAAACTAGGCCCTATAAGCCTAGAAGGAGATGCGGACTACTGGAAGCAGCTTGCTCAATTCTACTATGATGAGTACAAGCAGGAACAGCAGGCGCAAGAAATAGAAAAGAGCTCAGGTTCTACAATTTTTATGAGGAGGGCTGACGGTACATGACATACGACTTGAATTATGTGAAAGCTCAAGTTAGAAGAGTCATTGATACTGCACCTACGCATGTCCAAATTACACGAGACGGCTTCATACCAGATGGGTATGGAGGTAGAATAAAGCAGCCTAATCAAGTCGTAAGGAGCGACTTGAGAGTGTTGTTTGACAATGCCTCCTCTCCAAATTTGACAGTAGGCGTAAGTGACGCCGGACGTGTATTTACTGAAAATTCAATTCGCTTGTTCGTACTATACGAGCAGGATTTAGTTATTAAACGCGACGACATTGTCAAGATTATGGCTTCTGGTCGTCGCTTTAAAGTAACTGAAGTGAATAACATTTTAGAGCAGAATATTTTGCTAGAAGTTAAACTGGAGGTGAAGGACTAATGGCTGAGTTAGTTTACGACACCGGGCGATTTATTAGAGAGTGTACTCAGTATCGAGTTCGATTTCACGTCGCAATCCTGACTCTAGCTGAAGTTGCTGCTACTAAAATGGAAGCTTATGCTAAGGATAATCGCCCCTGGACAGACAGGACAGGGAATGCTAGGCAAAAATTAGCAGGCGATGCGGCTTGGGTGACAAGAGACAAAATCATGATAGTCGTAGCTCACCATATGAGTTACGGTTATTGGCTTGAGCTTGCACATCAACGAAAATATAAGATACTAGAGGAATCTGTCGAAAAATGTGTTCCTGAACTGTATCGAGCATTACGACGGCTATTAAGTTAGGAGCTTGTATGACTAAAAGAACTACAATGATGGACAGGTTGAAAGAAATCCTTCCAACTTTTCAACTTGCGTCCGCTCCTGCTACTGCCGGAGCAATGTTTTCCGAAGAGCCTGAAATGCCTGACCGCCCGGATGACTATATCGTACTTGCATATAGTCACAGATTGCCGAGCGAGTCGAATAGGCTAGGGAGCTTCGCTTATTGGAAGGTTCAAATTTACGTTCATTCAAACTCAATTATCCCTATTGACGAGTACGGAGCTAAAGTACGTCGACTTATTAGGAGTATGGACTATGAAGTTACTTACTCCGAAACGGGCGACTATTACGACATGACTCTGTCTCGTTATAGAATGGAAATTGAGTATCGCATACCGCAAGGAGGAATCGCATAGATGAGTAAAGACATTCTTTACGGAATTAAGTATGTTGAAATCGAAGAGCTTGACCCACTGACTCAGCTCCCGAAAGTAGGCGGCGCAAAATTCGCTGTTGATACAGCAGAAACAGCAGAGCTAGAAGCTGTCACAAGTGAAGGTACTGAAGACCTTAAACGAAATGACTCACGTATTTTAGCTATCGTTCGTACTCCTGACTTGCTTTACGGATACAACCTTAAATTTAAAGACAATACTTTCGACCCAGAAATTATGGCTTTGATTGAAGGCGGTACTGTTAAGCGTCAGGCAGGAACTATTTCAGGATATGACTCGCCAATGCTTGCAGCAGGTGCAGCAAACATGAAGCCCTTCCGCTTGAATATCTACGTTCCTAACTATGTAGGTGATTCTATTGTCAACTACATTCAAATCTCACTGAACAACTGTACCGGTAACGCTCCGGGTATGAACTTAGGTAAAGAGTTCTACGCTCCTGAGTTCGACATTAAGGCGCGGGAAGCTACAAAAGCTGGCTTGCCGGTTAAGTCAATGAAGTATGTAGCAGAGCTGCCAGCAGTTCTCCGGACTGTTACTTTCGACTTGAAGGACGGAACAGGTACAGCTGACGCACTTCGCATCGAAACTGGTAAGAAGATTACTCCTAAGCCAGCTGACCCTACTGCACCACTAGGTAAGACATTCAAGGGCTGGAAGGTTCTGGGTGAGTCAACTATTTGGGACTTTGACACTATGACTGTACCTGACCGTGACATTACACTTGTCGCACAGTACGCATAATAATTTTTAGAAATGAGGCATTACTATGACAAAATCAGTTATTAGCGCAGCAGATTTCCGCGACCGCGCTGTACGAATTATTCCTATTCCCGGATTCGGAGATAAGGATGAGCCAATTCACATCAAAATCCGCTCTACAGGAGTTATGAACCTAGTATCAAGCGGACGCATACCTAACACCCTTTTAGGTAAGGTGACTCAGCTTTTCGGCGAAACTGAGACAGTAGCTAAAGACTCAGTCAAGCTAGACGAAATCACTGACAGTCAGAAGAAAGATGCGCTGAACAAACTGAATGGCAGCGAAAATGGTTTAAATGACATGGCTGCATTGATGAAAGTCTTTGCTGAAGCTACAATGGTTGAGCCTACTTATGCTGAAATCGGTGAGTATATGACAGATGCTCAGCTTATGGCAGTATTTGGCGCAATTTACGGCGAAGTGCAGGAAGCTGAATCCTTTCGTAATGACAAAGGAAATGAATAACGTCATAGCTATTGCCAAAGAATTTAACATACGCCCGAGTGAGGTTGTCGGCATGACCACAGAATTAGGTCAATACTGCTTTGATGCGGCAGCCGTTGCCTATATTCGTTATATGGAAGATGACAAAACTCCTCGGTATCCGGAAGACAGGGAACGGAACCCAGGTCTTCAAATGCTCATGGGGTGACAATAGTCGCCCCTATTTTATTAGATGAAAGGAGATTAAATGGATTTAGGTACTATTGCAGCACGTATGACGCTAGATATATCTAACTTCACAAGCCAGTTAAATCTAGCGCAAAGTCAGGCTCAAAGACTTGCACTTGAATCCTCTCGTACTTTCCAATTCGGTGACGCGCTGACAAAAGTAGGAGGGCAGTTGACTAAAGCAGTAACTCTTCCTATTTTAGGTATCGGTACTGCTGCTGTCAAAGTAGGTAATGAGTTCCAAGCTCAAATGTCTCGCGTACAGGCTATCGCAGGTGCCTCCGGTAAAGAGTTAGACCAGCTTAAACAGCAAGCAGTGCAATTAGGTGCCAAAACTGCTTTTAGCGCGAAAGAAGCTGCTCAGGGTATGGAGAACATGGCATCAGCTGGTTTCTCTGTTAAGGAAATCATGGGCGCCATGCCGGGTGTTCTTGACCTTGCTGCAGTATCCGGCGGAGATGTAGCAGGCAGTGCGGATGCGATGGCTACTTCGCTTCGAGCGTTTGGACTAGAAGCTGACCAGGCTGGACACGTTGCGAACGTATTCGCCAAAGCAGCTGCTGACACCAACGCCGAAACAGTCGACATGGCGGAAGCTATGAAGTATGTCGCACCCGTTGCGCATGCAATGGGTATTAGCTTAGAAGAAACCGCAGCCGCTATCGGTATTATGGCCGATGCAGGTATTAAGGGCTCACAAGCCGGAACTACTCTCAGAGGAGCGCTCTCGCGTCTAGCTAGACCTACTGAAGCAATGCAAAGAGCTATGCAGGAATTAGGCATCTCATTCTATGATGCGCAAGGTAATATGATACCGCTTAAGGACCAAATTGGGCTTTTGAAGCAAGCAACGGCTGGACTGACTCAAGAAGAGCGTAACCGATACCTAGTAACGCTGTACGGTAAGGAAGCATTGTCCGGTATGCTTGCTTTAATGGATGCAGGTCCTGACAAGATTGACAAGATGACTAATTCTTTCATTAATTCGGACGGCGCTGCTAAAAAAATGGCAGAGACGATGCAGGATAACTTGTCGAGTAAGATTGAGCAATTAGGTGGAGCTCTTGAGTCAGCAGCTATTATTATTCAGCAGATTTTAGAGCCCGCACTTAGGAAAGTAGTCGAATGGTTGACAAAACTTGTTGAGAAGTTCATTAACATGAGTCCGGAAGGACAAAGACTTGTTATCATGTTTGCAGCTATTGCAGCAGCGGTAGGTCCAGTCTTGCTTATCATAGGTACACTACTGACAACTTTTGCAAAGCTTAAACTTGCTATACAGTTCTTAGGCCCTGCCTTTATGGGAACGGCTGGAACAATAGGAGCAGTTATCGGAGTAGTAGCTGCTTTAGGTATAGCGTTCGGTGTGCTTTACATCAAGTCTGAGAAATTTAGGAACTTTGTAAACAAGCTAGCCGCAGTAGTCGGAGAGTATTTAGGTAAAGCCTTTAAGTGGGCAGGTGAACAGCTCAAGGAGTTTGGACACTGGCTGGAAAAAGTAGGTTCAATGGTTGCTCAGGTAGCGGAGTCGATGTGGAATGGACTTGTTAAGCTATTTAAAGATACTGCTCAATCAGTCGGCATTACTAACATGTCACTAAAAGACTTTATTCACGGTTCACTTGCTAAGCTGTATGACATGCTAGGAGGCATGGGCGGAATAATGAGTATTGCTACGGGATGGCTGACTAAATTAGGACTAGGATTTATAGGAATTACTGGACCTATTGGAGTTGTCATTTCTGCAATTATTTCCTTTGTTACTGCATGGGTTAGGACAGGGGAGCTGAACTCAAAAGGAATTAACATGGTATTTGACGGAATGGTTGAGCGGATAAATAAATTCGCCGACGGTATTTCGACATATTTACCTAAAATCGTAGAGTTTGGCGCCCAGTTAATTGTCAAATTAGCTGAAGGAATAGCTAGAGCAATTCCTAATATAGCGTCCTCTGTCGGTAGCGGGATGTCAACTTTTATAGAGTCAATCACCAAAGTTCTTCCTACTATCTTAAATGCTGGAGTAGAAATTGTTAAAGCATTAGTTCAGGGTATCGGTCAGGTGCTTCCTGCGCTCATTCAAGCAGGAATTCAAATCATGCAAGCTATTTTCCAAGCTATTGTTGACAATTTACCTCAAATTCTTCAAGCTGGACTTGAGATACTGATGGCACTAGGAAAAGCTATTATGGACGCACTTCCTCAGCTTTTACAAGCCGGAGTTCAAATTATCAAAGCTATTGTCGACGCTATTGCTCAGGCACTTCCTCAGCTTTTAGAAGCAGGACTTAAGATTCTTAAAGGACTTGTCCAAGCTATTGTTGACAATCTTCCTCAGCTAATTGAAGCCGGACTTCAAATTCTAAGGACAATAGTTCAAGCTATTATTGACGCACTTCCTCAACTCATTGAAGCTGCAATTCAAATTACTTTAGCATTGTTCCAAGCTCTTGTAGACAATGCTCCTAAAATCATTGAAGCAGGTGTCCGGCTACTGATTGGGCTTATCGAAGGCTTGACTAATAATATGGACAAGCTGATTGACGGAACAATAAAAATCATTGAAGCTTTATTCAATGCCTTAATTGACCACGGCCCTCAGCTTATCGAAGCAGGATTTAAGTTAATTCTTGCGCTTATTCAAGGGCTTATTCAAGCTATTCCGGAACTAATTGGCGCTATCGGTAACTTGATTTGGAAGCTATTAGAGAAAATTGGTAGCTTCTTAGGCGACATGGCCTACAAGGGTTATGAAATGATGGCTAAGTTCATTTACGGACTTGTCAAAGACCCGGGTAAGCCTGTTCGGTTTATGTCTCAATTAGGTTCTAATATTGTCAAAACGATTGGGCGCTTTGCTAGTAGCATGCTGACAGCCGGTGTTCAGTTAGTTCAAGGACTTATTAGAGGTATTGCTTCAATGGTTCAGGGCGTTGTAAATGCGGCCGCTAATATGGCAAAAAGCGCTGTTAATGCTGTTAAACGATTCTTGCATATCAAGTCTCCGTCACGACTCATGGCGCAACAAGGTCGATACTTTGGACAAGGTTTCCAAATCGGTATTGAAGACATGATTAGCGATGTAGCAGGTACAGCCCAAAACATGGCGCAGCAAGCAGCTGACATGGTTGCAGGAGTGCAACTTAGACTAACTGATAACGGACTAGTTGACCAAGTTAAGGATATTTTCGAACAAGTTCAGGATGCCATTCCTGACACTCTGCAGGCTCCCGAATTTGAGCAGCTTCAAAAAGCGTCACAAACTACTAACTCTCAACTTTATTCCAACAATGCTCCCGGAACTACGTTAGATTCAAGCCGAAAAGGAACAGAGAATCAGACTAATATTTCTATAGGTACAATCGTCGTTAGAAACAATGACGATATTGACAAATTATCAAGAGGCCTCTATAATAAAAGTAAGGAAACACTCTCAGGAATGGGAGACATTGTTTCTACTTAGAAGGAGATATAAATGGCTAATCATTCAACTATGTTTTTGGACGACAAGGACATCTCAGAACTTGACGCAAAATTACTTGAATATAAGTCATCTACTATGGGGACGCCCAAAGACGGCGGCGTGACGAACCTCGACGGCATCGACGGAGTATTAGATTCTACATCTACTGCGCTGTCTGCCCTTACGGGGTACTTGACAGTAATGTTCGAAGGAACTACTGAAAAGGAAGTTAATGCTAAATTTAGAAAGTTTAAGCAATACATTGCGCAAAAGTCGTTTTGGAGAATTTCCGTTCCTCAAGACAAAGACTTCTTCAAGTACGGTAAATTTGTAGGTCAGGCAGAAATGCCAGATTTGACTGATGTGCCAAGCTACGCTCAGTCAAGTTTGATTGTTAAGCTCAATATACAGTTCAAGAACGCATACGAATATAGTAAGCTCGCCGTCGAGTCTAAAGCTACAGGAAATATAATATCAGTGAGCAATCCAGGTAGACCGACTCGTGACGCAGTAATTACTATTAAGTCAGCTAATCAGCTGTCAGGCTTCGTTAAAATTACAAGCGAAGCTGGCGACGTGATAGAGTTCGGAACTGAGTCAATTATGTTTTACGTCAATTCTACTATTAAGATAGACTTAGGACGATTTGAAATGACTCGAATAATGGCTAACAATCAAGTCAATAATATATTTAGCTATATCAAGACAGGTAGATTTTTCAAAATACCTTCAGGAACAAGTTCTATTCAAATTGAATACAAAGCACGTACCGCAGACCAATGGTCTACGCAGATTCCATTTACGGCAGAGATTGAACTTTCGCCGTCGTATTATTAGAGGGAGGACAGATGGAAAGTAACGGACTAATAATGACGCCAATTCCAGATGAATTGCTTTATATATACGACCAAAACTTCAATCCTATAGCTATTATGGCCGATGCGTATGACCGGGAATTTGAGGATGAAAGAATCACTCGGTCGAAAGGCAAGGAAATCCTGACATTTAAAGCAGTCGATACATCTACAGGATTTTCAAGTCTTACAGCTGAGAACCTCGTTAAATTCGGCGAGCGGTGGTACCGTATTAAGTACGCAGAGGATGACCCTTTGGTAAAAGGAATCACCACGTTCACGTGCTACGCTCTTTGGTATGAACTTGCCGAAGGAATGCCAAAACCGCTTCAGGTAATTTCAACTACTGTCTTGCAAGCAGCGCAGAAAATTGTTGAGCCGCTTGGTAAATGGGTCGAACTTTCCGTGGCCGGTGTAGCTCAAGCTATTCCGGTCCGTGGGATGACCTTGAAAGAAAATTCAGCTTTATACAAGCTTCGCTATTTAGCTAAGCAGTATAATTTAGAATTGACCTTTGGATATAAAGAAATAATTGAAAATGAGTTAAGATACGTTAAAACGGTTATTATGCTTCAGCCTTACCAGGAGGAGCGTGTAGACTTTCCTCTAGTAGTAGAAAACAACTTGAAACATATTGTTAGGACAGAGGATTCTCGAAATCTCTGCACCGCCTACAAGATTAGCGGTAAGTCTAATGAAGAAGGCAAGGAATTTACCTTTGCTGAAATCAATGGCGGAAACGATTATCTTGTAGATGTTTCATGGTTTACTGAAAGAGGCATGCGCGCAAGGATTATTCCTAAATCTAAGCAAGATGACCGCTTTAAAATTAAGCAGAGCATGCTTGACGCAGCGCGAGCTTATTTAGACATTTACTCTAAGCCGCTGATTAGCTATGAAGCTTCAGCTGTCCTATATAGCCGTATTCCTAGCTTGCACTCGAGTCAGCTAGTCATTGATGATAATTACAAAGTAACTGAGTGGCGAAAAGTAACGGGACGCAAAATCAATTATGATGATTTAGCAACTTCGACAATTATATTCGATGACCCTCGTCAAAATCTAATTGACTTGCTCAATGATGACGGTGACGGTATGCTTTCAGGCGACAGCAACGAAGATACTCACACAGTTATTAGATTCGCTAATGACGCTACTGGGTCGGGAATGAACTCTAATAGCGGTAAATATATTGGAGTACTGACTACTACAAGGCCTGTCGAGGATTTACTACCTAGCGACTTTACATGGATTAAAATAGAAGGTCCTGAAGGAAGACAAGGTCAGCCGGGACTTCCAGGTCGTGACGGAGTCGACGGAAAACCAGGTAAGTCAGGAACCACTATTATTAGGACTGATGTAGACTATGCTGTCAGCGTGTCAGGAACTAGACACCCAGAAGAAGGTTGGCAGAGCCAAGTTCCTGAACTTATTAAAGGACGATATATCTGGACGCGCATGCAGTGGCGCTATTCGGACGGAAATACGGAGTACGGTTACTCTGTTAGCTATATACCGCAAGACGGTCGAAAAGGTGACGACGGGCTTCCAGGCAAGGACGGAGTCGGTATAGCTTCGACTAAGGTACAGTATGCGGCGAGTGAGTCAGGAACTAATCCTCCAACTGACTGGTTTACTAGTATCGTTCCGGATGTTCCTGCAGGGCATTACTTGTGGACTAAAACGACATGGAAGTATACTGATAATTCGGAGGAGTCAGGATACTCTGTATCCCGAATGGGTGAACGAGGACCTCAAGGTATTCCCGGTCTTCAAGGAGTTCCTGGAGCTGCGGGCAAGTCTTCTCGTGTCCATATAGCTTACGCAGATAGCGAAAATGGCGCAGGACTAAGCCTCGTTGACCAGAATAAAGCTTATATTGGAATTTACCAAGATTTCGAAGAATATGACTCCACTGACCCTACTCGTTACAAGTGGACGAGATGGAAAGGGCAAGACGGCTCGCAAGGGCTGCCAGGTAAAGCAGGAGCTGACGGAAAAACACCGTATCTTCACTTTGCTTATGCAGACAGCGCAAACGGAACTGTCAATTTTAGTTTGGAGCCTCAAAATCAAAGATATCAAGGATATTATGCAGACTATGCACAGCAGGACAGTTTAGACCCTTCTCGATATACATGGGTAGATAGGCTCGCCAAAGTAGATATAGGTGTGGTCAACTTGCTTCGCCGTTCAAAAGGACCTTTCAAGCCTAATCGCTCTCAAGCAGATAACTGGATGAACTATCCTAATTCGACAATTACGTTAGTAGAAGGTAAGACATACTCAATAAAGGCTACGTCTAACGGAACCTTCACTGACCGACATCTTAGCACAGCGGACAAAGTTAATATTCGCTTTCAAGGAAAGTTAGGTTGGAAAATAGTTTCAGCTGACACGACTGCTCTAGGAAGTACCTTTGTATGGGATAGACCTACAGGAGTCTATGCAATGCGTGTCAACAGTTACGACACTACGGACTCGAAATACATCGAAAAGATTATGGTGGTTCAGGGTAACGTTCCAATGGACTGGCAACCTGCTCCGGAGGATGTCGAAGAGGACTTGGCGAATAAAGCGCCGGCTCAGCTGACTGCTGACCAAATTAGGGCGCTAGAGGAAAAAGCTAAGCTTCATCAAACGCAGCTAGAAGCTAAACTAGCAATGACTCAGTTTAGTGAATTTGAGAAAGCTTATCGAGATTATATCGAAAATGCTCAAAAGCAAGCTGCGCAGTCCGAAGCTGACCTAGCAGATGCTGGGCGACGCCTAAACGCTGTAGTTCAGCAACTAGGAGGACTCAAGGAGCTTAAAACGTTCATTGACACTTTTATGTCATCTAGTAATGAAGGTTTAGTCATCGGTAAAAATGATGGAACCTCCTCATTTAGAGTAACAAGTGATAGAATATCTATGTACTCAGCGGGGCGCGAAGTAATGTATATCAATCAAGGATTTATTCACATTAATAATGGAGTGTTCATGCGCTCTATTAGAATTGGTAATTTTGTAACGGAGCAGCACCCACTTGAAACTAATGTCAATGTGTGCCGGTTTGTAGAATAGGAAGGAGAATAATGGTATATACAACAGGACCTACGGTCGACGGAGTAAACCTAAAACTAAAAGTAGACGTCGTTTCTACTTCAGTTAGAACTTTAACTAGTGAAGTAAAAATAATGGTGTTCGCGTATTCGGACTTAAACGACCCTATAAAAATTAGTCGCGACGATGTAGATATATCTATATTAGGAGACCAAGGACAGGTCACTAAATCTAAAGGTACAAGCTACTCGGACTATTTACAAGGTAAGGGAAGCGTCCTAATTTACGACGGAACTCAGCGGGTCACTCACTTAAAAAGTAATGGGCAAGCTGAGACTCGGTTACATATTAAAGCAATATTTACAACTCCTAAGGCAAACGGAACTCGAACTAATGAGGTGTCACATATATTTGAGGTACCTGCGCTAGATGTAACAAGAGATACCGACACACCGTGGTTTATATTAGGTAAATATGGAACTTTTAATCTTCCGTCACTTTCCGGAACAAATCGGTCGTATGTGGTTAAATATCAGCTAGGGAAAAAGTCAGGAGTTGTTCAAAATTACGAACGCAAAACAATAACTTGGCTCCCTCCTTTGGAACTAGCTGAAGAGTTTACTGAATCCTATTCCGCAGTAGGTTCGTTTATAATTGAGACTCACGAAATTCAAAACGGACAATGGGTCAAATTGTCAGAAAGGAAAATGCCTTTTACGGTAGAGATTCCAGATACAATGAGGCCTGAAGTGGGTGACATTGTACTGACAGACCAAAATGACGTTGCTAGAGCGTTACTTCCTCCGAATGTATTCGTCGGCCGTATGTCAGAAATTCAAGTAAATTGTCCTAATATTAAATTGAAGTATGGCGCAACTATTAAGCAGTTCACTGCTAGAATGGTAAACAATTCTACTGAAATTTACGATAACGGAGGAACTTTCCCAGCTACTAAATTGTACTCATCTGGTGGAATAGAAGTGACTGTCACCGATAGTCGAGGAATGACGAGCTGGCCTAAAGTAGTTTACTATACTGTCCTAAACTACGAGCGGCCGTCAATTACGTTCATTGCCTATCGGACGAAGCAGGACGCTAAGAAAATCCAAGTCAGTCGCTATTTTAGAATCTCACCGCTGATGTATAACGGGAAGCAACTAAATAAAGCCGTACTGAAATTTAAGTCAGCTCCTTCAGGAACTAATGATTACACAGAGGCACCTGGGCCAGCTAACGGTGAATGGAATACAATATATCAGCTAACTAATAGCGCAGCTAATCTAAGTCCCGACTACGTTGTAACTAAGTCGTATGACATACGAGCTGAACTTTCTGACATTTTCACTGAAAATGACCCTACCATCAGTTCCTACACAGTAGGTCCGGAATTAGTTATCCACGCATACGATAATCAAGGAAGATTCGGCGCGGGGAAAATTCCTGACCACGGCCCGTTCGGTAGCGTAGATATTCAAGGACGTTTCTATTCTCAAGGTGAGTTAGTACAGCATAAGCAAATTACTGACATAGACGGGACTTCATTTACCCGAGCTAACAGTAAGGACGTCTGGGACTTCGACAACTTCAATGACACTGGAGTCTATCACATGCTCAGAACTGACAAGCATAACCCATTAAATAATGACGGGATTTTAGAGTGTTGGAAGATGAACAGCGGAACTAATCAAGCTCCTATTTTGTGCTTCCAGCGGCTCACTTCAATGAAGGGTAACATTGCTACCCGATACAGCTACGGTCCGGAAAAGAACTCTAAGGGCTGGGGTGAGTGGACTTACAGTATGCAATCGAAGCAGCTGAAGCCTATTAATGACGACGCTAATAACAGGTGGAAAACAGCTAACTCTTCCATGTACCATTATAAAGTTATTGGCGATGTCGTTTACTTTACATACAACTTTTTAGGTACCGGAGGAAATATGGTATTATACGAATTTCCTCGCGATGTTTTCGTAGCGCCGGAGTCAATGATGTTCGTATGTACCGCTTGGTCAATAGGCGTAGGTCAGGACATCCACTTTCAAATCAATGCAAATTCAGGACATATTCACGCACTCGGTACGGTTAAAAATAACCGATACGCAGGAATGCTAATACTAGTTAAGTAAAGGAGAAAGTATGAAATTAGAATATATCGGTAAGAGCCTAGAATACCTAAATAACGAACCTATAAAGACACGAGTCGTTTTAGGTAATAGTGAAGGAGCTTACTATCCTATGTTTTTCGACAAGGATGCTATTTACGAAACTGACGCAGAGTTGTTTAAACGAGCTTTAAATGAGATGTATGAGCAAAACTTCTCAGGTCGCGCAGAGAGTGAGAAATTTAATAAAGTAGATGACCGGCTTGTCGCCCAGCAGAAAGCTATTGAGACTACTCAAGAGCTTTTGACTAGGGTGTCAGCTGTTAGTGAAATCCTAGTCGCCCTCGCCATATCCGCACAAGGTGGAATGGAACCAAATGCTTACGCTAAAGTAGCAGCGTTCCTTCCTCCGCTAGTGCAGGACAAACGGTATGTCAATAATGACTTGGTGTCTATGCCCTACCCATACGACACTAACCCGAAATGGCCAAAAGGTACTGCTACATTACTGAAATTTAGTATGCAGCAGCAAGAAGGGTATACCTATAAAGGTCAAACGGTGGAAGCATTGCTGCAGAGCGGAGCAGCAACGGTCATCTTACCAAAACTAAACTAGAAAGGAGCGCAAATGGGAGAAGCTCAACTTGTTCATTGGCTAGTAACAGTCATCTTGCCCGTAATACTTACGGGAGCAACGTTCTACATCTCTGCTCAAAATAAGGCGTCGCAACTTGAACGTCGTTTGACTACTTTAGAAGTAATTAACGGCGAGCAAGAAAAGACTATTGCCAGCCATATGCGTCGCTTAGACAAACACGAAGAAGAGCAAAAGACTACATTGAAGTTGGTAGAACGTATCGACTACATGAATGAAAGTATTAAGGAGTTGAAAGGCGATATCGTAGATATCAAAAGTTCACTCGAAAAATTATAAAGGAGAAATCTATATGAATAAATACGCAAAGAAATTAGCAATTAAGGTAGTTCGCACAATGGCTCAAGCAGCATTAGGTGTTATTGGGTCGTCTGCTTTGTTCACTGAAGTAAATTGGACTGTCGTAGGGTCTACTGTGCTACTTGCCGGGTTCACTTGTGTACTAATGAACCTTTCCGAATTGAAGGAGGAAGAATAAATGGCAGATGTTGCAAGCTGGTTTGAAGTCCGTCACGGAACTATCACTTATTCCATGACAGGTAGCCGAAATGGTGCTGACGGAACAGGAGACTGTTCCGGGACCGTTTCACAAGCCCTCAAGGATAACGGATTTGACATTCAAGGTCTGCCGTCGACCGTGACACTCGGTGCTCAACTTGCTCGCGTAGGATGGGCTCGTATTAGCATCAATCAAGATTGGGAAGCTCAGAGGAATGACATTGTTCAACTGTCTTGGGGAGCTGATATGTCAAGTTCCGGCGGAGCCGGAGGGCATGTCGGCGTAATGCTAGACAGCGTCAACTTTATTAGCTGTGACTACTCTACGCAAGGAGCTCCAGGCGGCGCTATTAACACCTACCCGTGGGATGATTACTACAACTGGAACCGTCCGGCTTACATCGAAGTTTGGCGCTATGTAGGCGGAGACAACAAGCCTGCTACCGAAGTCCCTACACTTACACGCCAGCTACATAGTAAAGCTTACTATAAGGCAGATGAAGTTCAATTTGTTAATGGTATTTACCAAATCAAGTGTGACTACTTGTGCCCAGTAGGGTTCGACTGGACAGAGAATGGGATTCCGGTATCTCTTGTCAACTGGGTTGATAAGGACGGAAACAACGTTGCTGACGGAGAAGACAAGGACTTTAAAGCCGGAATGTACTTTAGCTTCCAACAAGATGAGGCACATATAGCTGACACAGGAGATGGCGGATATTATGCGGGGTACTACTTCCGCAAGTTCGAGTTTGGTCAGTTTGGAACAGTTTGGCTGTCAACGTGGGATAAGGATGACCTTGTAAATTACTACGAATAGTCCAGTTAATTTACACTAGTGACAAATTCCGAAAAATACGTTATACTATAATTGTTCATTGTTTAATACCTCAGGGTACTTAACTACCGAAAGCCGAGTATTTAGTTACTCGGTTTTTTTTTTCATTTTAAGGGTTGTATATTACCGTGTAATATGCTACAATGTAACTATAAATAATAAAAGCGCAACGCGCAGGAGGTATAACATGAAAGTAAATTTCAATGAACTAGTAAAAGGTACAATCCTTTTAAGCAATCGTAACGGTAAAGAGTTTAAGGTACTATCCTTAGACAAGGAATCTAAAAAAGTGGAACTAGAAAACGTAGCCACTTCGGAAGTGATTAAAGTTTCAGACGTTACGTACAAGCGATGGTATGTCGTTCAATCTGTTCCTAAGGAACAAGAACCTAAAACTGTCAATGCTTCTGTAGCTGCGGGTCCTAAAGTTTCAAAAAGGGCTATTCGTCGTCCTCGACCTGTTGCTACGGTAGTTGAAAATATTGAAAAGACTCAGGATGTTGAAGTAGTAGAGATTAAGGAAAAACGAATTAAGCAGAAAAGTGGGACTCCTAAATCAGATACAGTTCTAGCGCTGACTAAGCAATTAGAGGCTCGTATTGCGCAAGATTTTCCTGCTTCTCGTCGCGGTGTAACGCAGTCCTTTATTAAGTACTCGCATCAATTCAACTTTGTAAGAATCTATCAAAGTAAGTCTAAGATTCGTATTAACGTACTATCTCGTGCGATGCCTGAAGAGATGAAGCAGAAGCTAGACCGAATTGTTCCGGCTTCCTATAAATGGTCTGTTGACGCTTTCTTTACAATTCGAAGAGAGGAAGATTTAGACACTGCAATGGAATTAATTGCATTCTCTGTTAAGGGGTCTAAAGGTTGATTAGTTTAAATATTGAAAAATCTCGCATGCAAAAAAAGGGAAACAGTATTTACATATCAATTACGGACACAGACGATGCAGAGGAGGAAGCTCTTCTAGGTGAGCAACTATCTTCGCTGCCTAAAATTAAGGAGCGCAGTTACAACTACTTTGAGGTCCCTATCAGGTACTTTCATGATGTACTCGATGCGCTATCGTACTGGGATTTAGAGATTACTGGAGACATTCCTAAAGATGTTCGCGAATATATTGAAAGCCGAAATCGCATCTCGCAAACCGAATCTATCGACTTTGAATTTAAGACAAAGCCTTTCGAGCATCAATTAGAAAGCTTCGAATATGCTAAGGAGCATCCTTGCTTCCTTTTAGGAGATGAGCAAGGTCTAGGGAAAACTAAGCAAGCTATTGACATTGCAGTCAGTCGCAAGAATGAGTTTAGCCATTGCCTAATTGTCTGTTGCGTATCAGGTCTAAAATGGAACTGGGCTAAAGAAGTGGAAATTCATTCGGATGAAAAAGCGCATATCGTAGGTAGCCGCGTAAACCGAAAAGGTAATTTAACTATCGACGGTGTTAAGAAGCGAGTAGATGACTTGACTCAGCATCATGACGAATACTTCCTTATTACGAATATCGAAACGCTTCGAGATAAAGCTTTCACTTCATATTTAAAGGAATTAACTCGTTCCGGAGAAATCGGCATGGTAGTCGTTGACGAAATACATAAATGTAAGAATCCTACTAGTCAGCAAGGAAAAGCACTGCACTCGCTAAATAGCTTCTATAAGATAGGGCTTAGCGGCACTCCTTTGCTGAACTCGCCTGTAGATACTTACAATATCCTAAAATGGATAGGTGTTGAGCGTCATTCCTTTTCAGCATTCAAGGAAAGGTATTGCGTACAAGATAACTTCGGACAGGTTACAGGTTATCGCAATCTGAAAGAGCTGAAGAATCTTGTAATGGATAATATGCTACGTCGAACAAAGGAACAAGTTTTAGATTTACCTGAAAAGATTAGGTCAGTTGATTATGTAGATATGTCAGCAGACCAAACTAAAATATACAATGAGGTCAGAACTAAGTTAATCGAGGACATTGATAAAGTTATGCTAAGTACTAACCCTTTGGCTGAAACTATTCGACTTCGACAAGCTACAGGAAACCCTGAAGTATTAACTACTAAGAAAGTCAAGTCCGCGAAGTTCGAAAGAGCTTTAGATATTATTCAGGAATGTATCGAAAATAATCAGTCTGTTATTGTCTTTAGTAACTGGGAGAAAGTAATTAGTCCTTTTTCAGAACAAGTTAAATCACTAGCGCCTTGCTACTTAGTAACCGGCGAAACAGATGACAAGTTTGAAGTCATTGAACAGTTTACAAGTGATTCGAAATCAGCTGTTATCTGCGGAACAATAGGCGCACTAGGTACAGGTTTTACTCTTACTAAAGCTACTACTGTTATTTTTCTGGACAGCCCTTGGACTAAAGGAGAAAAGGACCAGGCAGAGGATAGGGCGCATCGTATCGGCGCTACTTCTACAGTGTCCGTAATTACTTTAGTTTGCAAGAATACTGTGGATGAGACTATCGAGGATATTGTAGCAGTTAAAGGCGAAATAGCTGATTATATTGTAGACGGTGTCCCCCTTAAAAATAAGCTCGCTAACTTATTCGATACTTTATTAAGGAAATAGGAGATTAGTATGGCACAAAGTAAACGTTACAGCGCACTTAGGAAGGATACCAGGAGAAGAATCGAAAGCGACGGCAAGCCTCTAACCCCTTTGGACTACTGCCTAGCAGTTCCTTTTCTTAGTGACAAGTATCCTAAGCAGCAGCTTTGCGAGTTAATAGGATGCACGGAAAAGCAACTAAAATGGTTTCTAGATTTAGACAGTTTGCCTAATGAGCAACAATGTAAAAGAATACGGAGGATACTAGATGAAAGTAATTGATGGAATTAAATACTACCGAATTTCGGAAGTATGTAAAATGGTAGGTCGTAGCCAAACTACTATTTCACGTGTTTGGTACGGAGCTGCGCAGTACGCAAAGGATAATAATATTCATTTTCCGTTCGTACTTCCAAAGTACCGAAATGATTTAGACCAAAAGCGCACACGCTACTGGAGCGAGGAGGGCGTAAAGAAGCTAATTAAATTTAAAGAATCGCTCATGCCTGGTGATTTAGCTTTCTATAATCGTCATCACATGTGGGGCGAGCGTCAGCAGATTACAAAAGAGCGAAAAGAGTTCAAGCAACAAATGGAACAAGCAGTAGATACTGACCTAAATGAACTAATGAAGGAGAAATTCTAATGAGTGAAATTACTAGTGAAAAACAATTTTTAGAGCTGCTTCCCCAACTAGCTCAAAACAACTACGAACTAGGCGTACTTACTAAAGCTGTTAAAGCTGATAAAGATTTACTGAAATCGTACATGCTCGCAGAGGATATCGAATCCGCTGAGGCAGACGGATGGCAAGTAGCTTGTTCTCCATCTACTAAGTCTTCAATGGACGAGCCTGTGCTACTTGAGATTATTGAGAAACTTATTAATGACGCAGAGCGTACAGAAAAAGAAGCTCTTCAAAATCTAATTGTCATGAAGCCTACTATTAATGAAGAACTACTTGAAGACCTTATCTATAATAAGCAGCTAGATGCTGAAGTGATTAAGCCTGCTATTGTAGAATCAGTGTCGTACACACTGCGATTTAAGAAGTCTAAGAAGAAAGCTACTAAATCTCGCAAAAATTCGTAACATTTCCGCGATATTTCCGCTTTTACTGAGACTTGCGTAAAATACCATTACGAGGAGATTTACATGGCGAGAGAGCGCATAACGTCGCGCACACAGCGCGTCGAAAACAGTACGCTTAATTTAAAGCAAATCAGAAATACTACTAGAGGCCTGTTTGGTTCGTCAGCTAGCTCTTTGCCTCAAAGAGACCAAGATTATATATGGGTAGGTAAGCAGCTATCTAACTACTTACAAGATGCAGAAGTTACGGAGCTCACTTTGAAGCAAGTTAGTCATTTTTTCCTTGTTCAGTACCGATATAGGTTCGAAAAGGACTGCATAGACTACAATTGGTTCAACTTCCAAAACACTATGAAGAAGCTGAAGGAATACTTAGGTTCCGACACATGGGTCGAAATAGCTTACTTCCTTTACATAAGTATGGAGAAAAGTTCCAATAATATCTGCTCGAATATTCCAAATCCTATTACCTTGTCAGTGTTCAAAAGAACCTGGCTAATTGATGAATTATTAGGAAATAAGCAGAAATTTTCCGGTTTTTATTAAAATCATGTAGACAATTTATAGTTTTTTTTGGAACTAGTTTACAAAATGGCTAAATTCGGTGTATATCTAGTAAAAAAGACTTTTTTACAAAGTCATTTTTACAGCTGCTCTTAGCAGCTCAGCAAACTAGATATCTTTCCGGGCGCGGGGCTATATTATAGGCACAGGAGTATATAGAAATCTAAATAAACTAGAGAAAAAAAATTAAAGGGGTTTTTAAGTATTTTAGAAAGGATTAAATGAATGGACGTTAATGAAATATGGAGGAAAAAAGTTCGACAATTATTAGCCGAATCTGGAGTACCTAAAAAGTATTTCGAACCACAAGAATTAGTTCTTAGGTCAGTTGACTCTGACGCATGGAACTGGCTAGAGGATTATAGATGCAATGTAGTGGAACATGTCAAAAATGGAAAAAGCATTGTGATTACTAGTCCTACTGTAGGAAATGGAAAAACTAGCTGGGCTATTAGACTTTTACAGCGCTACATTGCAGAAACAGCTTTGGATGGAAGACTGGTAGATAAGGCAGTATTCTGCGTAAGTTCCTCTATGTTGGAAATCTTTGGCGACTTCGGCTATTTTGAAACGAGTATTGAGTTCTTTGACTATTTGAATAGATTGAAGAAATGCGACTTGTTAGTTATAGATGAAATCGGTTCCGGACGAATTACGCAAGTTTCCTATAACCACTTTTACGACTTAGTTAATTATCGAGTGGACAATAATCTTGCAACTATCTACACGACCAACTATAACGATGAACAAATTAAGGACGCGCTCGGAGAACGTCTATATAGTAGAATTTACGACATGTCTACTGTAATTGAATTTAGCGCGTCTAATGTTCGAGGTTATACGCCAAAGGAGGTGGCTAAGCATGAGCGGATGTAAACGTTATATGGTACTAGATGTTAATAATGTTCCTATAATCTACAGGAATGTTTTAGGTAAAGTCGTAAAGTGCTGCGCAATCAAGCCAATAGGCCCAGTTTACGATTTAGATAATCTGCTACTTACTGAAGACGAGATTAAGAAGTACGATAGTAGATTATTAGCTTTTGCTTACAAGTATGAGAAAAGAGGTTTATATGAATTTATGTTGGAAAAAGCGTTTAACTAGTCCGTATGTTACTATTCCTATCCTAATTTTTGTGTGCTCACTATTCGGTTTTTCCTTAGGATATCGAACTTCTATTAGTCGTAAAGTTGAAGAGGCTCCTAAGGTGCGCCCCTATTATATTACTATGGACGATACAGGCGCTTGGCTAGGAGACAGTCCCGGTCATAAGTTTTTCCCATTATACGACGCGCAAGGTAATAGATTAGGAGGGAAGTTAAACAATGATTCAGCTGCAAGTCCTGAATAAGGTTCTACAAGATAAAAGCCTTTCTTTGCTAAATAACAATGGAATTACTAGCGAGTATTTCAGCGACTACGGACCGGAATACGAGTTTATTATTAATCATGTTAAAGAGTATGGAAACGTTCCTGACGATGAAACGATTCTTGAGAAGTTTCCTGGATTCGAGCTACTTAACATTTTAGAAACTGACCAGTATCTTGTAGATAAGATTAGGGAGGAGCATCTATATGATGCATTAGTTCCTATTCTTACTCAAGCTGCAGAGGATATGCAAACAGATTCCAGCATAGCTGTGTCTAATATTCTCCCTAAATTAGAAAATCTAATTCAGCAGTCTAAGTTCGTCGGAGGAGTAGACCTAACAAAGGGCGCCTACGACCGTTTTAACTGGGCTATGGATATAGCAGACAAAGCAGGCGACTTGCTGGGTGTGCCTACAGGATTTGAACTGCTAGACGATGTTTTAGGTGGAATGCTGCCGGGAGAGGAACTAATAGTAATTGTAGGACGTCCCGGTCAAGGTAAGTCATGGACCTTAGATAAGATGATGGCAAGTGCATGGCAAAACGGTCAATCTGTTCTTCTTTATTCCGGAGAAATGAGCGAGATGCAAGTAGGAGCCCGTATAGATACCTTGCTATCCAATGTTAATATTAATTCTATTACTAAAGGAGTATGGAATGACCGGGAGCTAGAGCGTTACGAAGAACATATAGAAGTCATGCAGGAAAGCAAAACTCCTTTAGTGGTAGTCACTCCGATGATGATTGGGGGTCGAAACATGACGCCAGCTTTGCTAGACAGCATGATTCAGAAGTATAAGCCTAAGGTAGTAGGAGTCGACCAGCTGTCACTTATGGGCGAGTCTATCCCTAGTCGAGAGCAGAAGCGTATCCAGTACGCTAACATTACAATGGATTTGTATAAGCTGTCAGCTAAATATGGAATCCCTATTGTTCTGAATGTACAGGCAGGTCGTGCAGCTAAAGATAGCGGTAACGATACTATTCAGCTAGAGCATATTGCAGAAAGTGACGCAGTAGGTCAGAATGCAAGCCGTGTCATTACCATGCAACGTGACGAAGCTAACGGCATTCTAAGGCTGTCTGTAGTAAAGAACCGGTACGGAGAGGATAATAAAACCATAGAGTACATGTGGGACGTTACGACAGGGACCTATACTCTTATCGGTTTTAAAAATGATGACGAGGAAGAAGGCAGCTCTAGTTCCAGTCCTGTCGCACTGAAGGCTCGAAATTCCTCTAGTCGTTTGCAGAAACAAGTAAGTAGGGAAGGAGTGGAGGCATTTTGAAGGTTAATGGATTATATCTGGACGCCACATGCGAGCAGATTATACAGAAACTTACTTTCGAACTTGAACACGATTACGGACAAACTCTTTTTAGGCGTACAAAAAGTTTAGGTTCGAATATGCAATTCTCTTGCCCTTTTCACGGTAATGGAATGGAACGTCATCCCTCTTGCGGAATGAGCCGAGATATTGCCTATTCAGGTGGCCGAGTAGTTGAAGCAGGAACAGTTCACTGTTTCACGTGCGGATATACTGCTAAACTAAATGAGTTCGTCAGTGACCTATTTAATAAAAGTGACGGCGGATTCTACGGCAATCAGTGGCTTAAACGTAATTTTGCGTCAGGAGAGGAGCAGTTACGGCCTTTGCTCAATCTAGGATTTAATCAGAAGTCAGAAACTGCAAATCTCACGTATGATATTATTCCTGAAGACGAACTTGAAAAATACCGATGGGTTCATCCTTATATGTATGAGCGTAAACTGACAGATGAAATTATCGAATTATTTGACGTAGGCTACGACAAGCTGCATGACTGTATTACTATGCCCGTTAGAGATATGGAAGGAAATACCGTATTCTTTAACCGACGCAGCGTAGGTCAGAAGTTTCACCAGTACGGAGAAAGTGACCCTAAGACAGAATTTCTATATGGCGCTTACGAAGTTCTTAAATATCGACATAGATTCGAAGATAATTCTAAGTTATACGTAACTGAGTCCGCTATTAACTGCCTTACTTTGTGGACACTGGGTATCCCCGCTGTAGCACTTATGGGGGTAGGAGGTGGCAATCAATTTGAATTGCTAAAGAAAATGCCTTTCAGAACGATTGTATTAGCACTTGACCCGGACAATGCAGGCGATACTGCATCTAGGAAAATTCGCAATAGGTTGAGAAATAGTAAGGTCGTTTATTTCTTAAATTATCCGCAAGAGTTCTGGGAAAACAAGTGGGATATTAACGACTATCCAAATTTAATAGATTTTAACGATTTAGTCTTGTAATTTATTACACGATAATATATAATGTATCTATAAAGAAAAAAATCTTGTAGGAGACTAAACAATGAACACCCTTACTAATATTTCAGCTAAATTCGTCACTGATACTGTCGAATGCGTAGGCATGCTCCCTGATGTAGCGTGCGTTGATTTATACAGCAGTGACCCTAATGGCGCTCTTGCTGTACTGTATAAACGTTATTCGGGCATGCTTCACCGAATAGGTCAGAAGTATTTTAGCTTTTCTCGTCAAGACGTTGACAGCTTTGTGTGGACAACGTTGGACAAGGCTCTTAGTACTTTTAACCCTCAAGCCGGAGCAAACTTTGCTACATACGTTACACGCCTCATGAATAACACAATGCGGAACGAATATCGTGCATTGAAGGTTACTTCTGTGCAACGTGATTGGTTTGTAGATGTGCAGTGGGAGAGCGCGACAGCAGGAGAGCAGCAAGATGTGTATAGTTCTTTCTATAATCAATCGGTGAGCGAGGACTGGTCAGCTATAGATATATCTAACTCTTTGCCTACGCTACCTTTAACTAAGCATCAATATGCTTATATTGAATGCATCATTCAAAATGGAGCAGAGATGACAGATGCGCAAGTAGCTAGAGAAATCGGCGTTACTCGGGCATCAGTACGAGCAATTAAAACCTCTTTAGCAAAGAAGTTAGATAATTTCTTTTAATGAGGTTTACCAAATGCACCTAAATGGTGTATATTAAGGTATAAGGAAAACTTAAAGAACTTAAAACCTTATAACACTTTAACACTTTTAAGGAGGACCATATATGGGTCGAGTAAGTATAAGCAATTCCGGTTCCTTTAGTTCTGGAAATGCGAATGGATTTTTCAGTCTAGCAGATGACAAAGATTCTGCTGTAGTTACGTTTCTGTACGAGGACCCGGACGGAGAGGATATGGATTACTTTGTAGTCCATGAAGCCGAAGTGGACGGCCGGCGCCGGTACGTAAACTGTAACGCTATTGGTGAAGATGGAGAAAGTATTAACCCTGAGAACTGCCCACTTTGTGAGGAGGGATACCCTCGCGTAGAGAAACTGTTCTTGCAGCTTTACAATGAAAACACTGACCAAGTTGAGACATGGGACAGAGGTCGCAGCTATGTTTCTAAGATTGTCACACTAATTAACAAGTACGGACCTCTAGTAGGTCAGCCTTTCGAAATCGTACGTAACGGTAAGAAGGGCGACCAGCGCACTACGTACGAGTTTTTCCCAGAAGAGCCTGACGCAGATGCTACTTTGGAAGACTTCCCAGAAAAAAGCGAACTGCTAGGCACTCTTATTTTAGACCTAGACGATGAGCAGATGTGGGATGTCGTAGATGGCAAGTTCACACTTGACGATAATTCTAGAGGTCGTTCCAATTCAAGGTCAGCAGGACCTGCACCTCGTAGAGGTTCTAGCAGAGATTCAGGTTCTAGCCGACGTGATTCGCGTCCTGCGGTATCTCGTCGAGGAGCTGCGACTGCTAGTGGTCCTCGAACTCGAGGCGGTCGGTTCTAAAAAAGGAAGCAGTTGCTTCCTTTTTATTTACAAAGAAAGGATAAATTATGGCACAAAAAGGCCTGTTCGGTGTGCGACCTAGAGATGGACGAAAGGGAGACCAGAAAATTCTTTCCCAGAAGCGCAACCGTAAGGATTCAGTCGAGCTTACATATATTAGCGGAGATGCTTTATCTGATGCAGTAGCGAGAGCGCGTTCAATGTCTAAGCGAATATTAAAAGACGTGCTTCCGAGATTAGAGCTTGTCGACACTGAAGACCGTCTAGACGAGTACATAGGTGCTTGCATCGAAAACGGAGTAGTCGCGCTTGACGTAGAAACGAACGGTAAGGACTCTATCCACGATGATTTAGTAGGCGTCTGCTTATATACTGAGGGAGAAAAGGCTATTTATATTCCTCTTAACCATCGAAGTAATTTAACTAAGCAGCGCATCAAGCAGCAGATTGAACCTAAACTTATGAAAGAGTTCATCGAGGAGATGATTGAGTGCGGGGTTAAGTTCGTTTATCATTTAGGTAAGTTTGATATTAGCAGTATCTTTTGGCAGTTAGGTATTAGAATGCCTGACCCGCTATGGGATACCTATATAGCATCTAACTTGCTGAATGAGAATGAGCCTCATTCTTTGAAGCTGCTCCATGCTAAGTACGTTCGAGAGGACGAAAACGCAGAAGTCGCTAAATTCAATGACTTATTCAAAGGAATACCGTTTAGCTTAATTCCTACTGACGTTGCGTACATGTATGCTGCGTATGACCCGTTACAGACTTACGAACTCTATAAGTTTCAGGAGCTCTATCTTACTCCGGGAACAGAGGAATGTAAATCTTGTAACTTAGAGCGAGTTAGTGAAGTGTATCAAAACATTGAACTCCCTCTCATTAAGGTTCTGTTTGATATGGAAGCTTACGGAGTCGCGCTAGACGAAGAGAAGCTCGCAGAGATTAGAGCAGACTTTGAGAAAAAGATGCGAGAAGCTGAAGAGCTATTTAACTACGAGGTAGCTAAATATGCTCCAGAAATTGAAGACCTTCGGACTATTAACTTTGAGCAGTATCAGAAGCTCACTCTTAATGGTAAGGGCGAAGTTACGGTATCTATATCAAGTAGCGCTCAGCTTGCTATACTCTTCTATGATATTTTAGGTCTAAAGAGTAACGATGACCGAAGTCCTAGAGGAACTGGCGTAGATATTGTTCAAGCATGGGATATTCCGATTGCTAAGGCTTTACTTCAGTATCGTAAATATGCCAAGCTGGTTTCAACTTATATGACGCTAGACGAGTTCCTAGCTAAGCCTGATAATCGAGTACATACTAATTTTAAGCAGTACGGAGCTAAGACAGGGCGTATGGCTAGCGAGGGGCCTAACTTGCAGAATATTCCGTCACGAGGTGAAGGCGCAGTCGTTAGGCAAATCTTTGCAGCTAGTCCGGGTCATTATATCATCGGTAGTGACTATTCGCAACAAGAGCCTCGCTCTCTTGCAGAGTTGAGCGGAGATGAAAATATGATACATGCTTACGAGCAGAACTTAGACTTGTATGCAGTAATCGGCTCAAAGCTATACCATACAGACTATGAGAACTGTTTGGAGTTCAACGCTGACGGAACTACTAACCCTGAGGGCAAGCAGCGCCGTAATAATGTTAAGTCTGTTCTTTTAGGATTAATGTACGGTCGAGGCGCTGCAAGTATTGCTGAGCAGATGAATGTAAGTGTTAAGGAAGCCTCTAAGGTTATGGAAGATTTCTTTAAGCAGTTTCCTAAAGTTGCTGACTATATTGTCTTTGTGCAACAGCATGCGATTGATTACGGCTATACGGAGACTGCAACGGGTAGACGCAGACGGCTCCCAGATATGAGCTTGCCTCAGTATACTTTTGAGTATGTAGATGCAAGTAAGAATGAGAACTTCGACCCGTTAGACTTTGACGGAGATGCTGAACGCTCTACAGAAGTACCTGAATATATCGTCGAGCAGTATTGGGCAGAGCTTGACCGAGCATGGGGATTTAAGAAGCGAAACGAAATCAAAGCTCGCGCTTTAGAAGAGGGAATTAAGATTCACGATAATGGAGGTAAGATAGCGGATGCTGAGCGTCAATGTTTGAACTCCGTTATTCAAGGAACTGCTGCGGACATGACAAAGTACGCAATGATTAAAGTTCATAATGACCCTGAGCTGAAAGAGTTAGGTTTCCATTTAATGATTCCTGTTCACGATGAACTGCTAGGCGAACTGCCTAAGGAAAACGCTAAAAGAGGCGCGCAACGACTAACAGAAGTCATGATTGAAGCAGCTAAGGATATTATTAGTTTGCCTATGAAATGTGACCCTAGTATTGTAGAACGATGGTACGGTCAGGAGATTGAGCTATGATAGTAATTATTACTTGCGGGAAAGCTAAACAGAGTTGCCCTGCAAACGCTATAAGCATTTACATCGGTTCTGTATTTAAGGGTAAGCTGAAATATGCTAAGATGCTTTATCCTGAAGCGCCTATTTATATTCTGAGTGCAAAATATGGAATCATTCCTGCTGATTTGATAATAGAGCCTTACGATTTAATGGTACCTGATAAGGAGAACGACTTCTTCAGAGACTGGAGCAATAAAGTCACTAATCAGCTACACATATTCGATAAAGAGGAAGATATTGTTTTTCTAGGAAATCAGCATTACTTTAAGCCCATTGATGCCTACTTTAAAGGTACTAAGCATGCTACTTTACTAGGACTTCCTCCGGGAAAGCAGCTTGCTAGACTTTCAGAAGAACTTAAAGAAGTTCAAAATAAACAACAAAGGAAACTATTTTAATGAAGAAGTATTTAAGCATCTATGTGTCACTATATCTGTTGGTAGGTATTTTAGGTACACTAGTCACGGTATGGTTTGAACCTCTTACTTTAGGTCCTCTTACTATTCCGCCTTCAAGTTAGTTAATGGGATTCTCATTCTTACTTATCACACTCATTCAGGACGCTTATGGCTCTAAGCTCTCAGGTCAAATGATTTGGATTCTACTAGCGCTTACCGCCTTACTGTGTGTACTTTTAGATTATACGTTAATGCTTGTACTTGCAAGCGGAGTCGCGTTCGTAGTAGGTCAGTTTACTACTAAGACGTTATACACTTTTGGAACTTCTCGTACAGCTAGTTCAAGGGTCAGCTCTGTCGTTGACGTAGGTATTTGGATATTTCTAGGTCTAAGTCCTATAGGCGTAGGTACTGTCCCTTGGGAACGATTTTTCCAAGCAATTTTAGGTCAGGTGCTTATACAGCTCATTTTGCAAGTAATTGCAGTTAAACTATCTGACAAGTATTTTAAATAGGAGCAATATCGCTCTTATTTTTTTTGCAGTAAACAAAACAAGTAAACTTGGTGTATAATAAAGTATAGAGATTTTCAATTCGTTTGACCTCTATAAATAAAAATAAACGGAGGATACCATGAAGACATTGGTTTTACTGAGCGGCGGAATTGATTCCACTACATGTTTAGCGATGTCCGTACGTGCTTACGGACCTGAAAATGTAGAAGCCGTTTCTTTTAGTTACGGGCAGAAGCACGTTAAGGAGCTAGAGTGCGCTCAAGCTATTGCTGCTTACTACAAAGTTAAGCACACCGTCCTGACTGTTGATAGTCAAGTTTTTGCAGCTTCAGGCTCTACACTCATTCAGGGACACGGGGAGATGAATCACGGAAAGACTTATGCAGAGATTCAAGCCGAAAGTCCCGGCGAAGTAGATACTTACGTACCCTTTAGAAATGGGTTGATGCTTTCACAAGCCGCTGCTCTTGCATACTCAATCGGAGCTTATAAAATTATTTACGGCGCGCATAGCGATGACGCTGCGGGAGGAGCCTATCCCGACTGCACTCCTGAATTTTATAAAGCTATGAACGAAGCTATCTTTCAAGGTACAGGTCAAAAAGTTCGACTAGATGCGCCGTTGCTTACACTTAATAAGGCTCAGGTAGTTAAGCATGGCTTGGAACTTAATGCACCTTATCACTTAACTCGTTCGTGCTACGAGGAAGACGGACTTTCTTGCGGAACGTGCGCAACGTGTCTTGATAGACTTGAAGCCTTTAAAGTTAATAATAAACTAGACCCAATTCCTTATAGATAACTTCATTTTCAATAAATTAAAAAAAAAAGTTCCATTATTTTTGGCAAAATGGTTGCGTATTACACGGTAATATGCTATACTTATCTTGTAAGTAAAACAAAACAAAAGAAAAGGAGAACTTACAATGAAAATGAACCGAAAGGAAAAATTTGTCGCAATGCAATATGCATGCATTTCACTCATCGTCGTATTTCTTATCACGCTGGTAGGATGCTGGCACCTGGAGTCTCGAATTGCAAAACTGGAATTTGAGAACGAGCGCCAAGAATATGTTATTGGTCGCTTGAAGCAGCTAACTAAGCGCGAAGAAAAGAAAGAACTTGACGAGTTCTACAAAGTCGTAGCCTACAAAATGGCAAACAATAAATAAAATTATTAGGAGAAGACAATGAACAATACTAAACTTATCAAACTAGGACTTGGAACTGCTTTACTTGCTGCGAGCTTCATCGCTCAAACTGCTTTAGCTGATGTGACTAAGCAAGGTACTGAGCTAATTGCAACCGACCCGCAGGTCACTGTTATTAAAAAGGAAGAAGACTCAATTTGGAGCGACGTGGACGTCAACATCAAAACTGACATCCCTGACGAAGTTACCATTAACGAAGGGGACAAAATGACTTTCAATATTCCAGAGGAACTGAATCTGGAAACGTCTTATAACTTTCCTGTCTACAACGAAACGGGCGAAACTGAAGTAGGTACAGCTGACGTCAAAGCTAACGAGCGCACGGTGACGACGACTTTCAACAATTACTTTGCAGAGCATCCGCTCGACAAGTCAATTAGTCTCAATTTTATGACTAAGATTAATCGCGAAGTCGTGCAGGAAAATACTAAGCGCAGCATCTCCTTTAATGGGACGGTTGTGGAAATCAATGCAGGCTCAAAGGGTACAATTAACCCTAATGAGGAATTGTATAAGTACGGATACCAAGACCGAGCTGACCAAAATGTCGTTCACTGGGTAGCGCGATTGAATTACAAGCGCCAGGAGATGGTCAATGTTGATATTAGCGACACTTGGTCAAGTGACCAGGACTACATCGAAGGAAGCTTGATTTACTCCTATGTAAATGATGTTGACCCTTGGACGTATGATTTACCGGCTACACAAGCGCTGCAAAATACAAAATTCCACAAGAATGGATTCACTACTCATGTTGACAAAATCCCTGGAAAGATTTTGATGGTCGAATATAAGACACGTCTACGCTCTTTGGAATATAATCCTACTAACTTATTCACCGCAAGCTGGAACGGCGGATTTGTCAGTCACGAAGCTGAGACTAAGTTGTACGACGGAAACGGAAAAGCAACTGGCAAGTCTCGCCCTAAATGGGAGATTCCAAATGAAGCTCCTATTTTAGACAAGCCTGAAATTGACTTGAACGATATTCCGCTACTTCCTCCGGCTCCTATCCTTGAGAAGCCTGATTTGAATATTGAGGACATTCCAGTCCTTCCGCCAGCTCCGGTACTCGAAAAGCCTGAGCTGAAAATTCCAGAAGAGCCTGAAAAACCTTCAACTCCTCCTAGTGCTGAAAAGGAACCTGCTAAGGTTGTTGAAGAAGCTTCACAAAAAACTGCGCGTGAGCTTCCTAAGACAGGAGAAGATAGGACAGTGTTCTTGTCAGTCATTGGTGTAGTAGCTATTATTGGTTTAGGCTTTTGGATGCAGGACCGCGGAGGGCGTAAATGAACAAGCATGAAATAATTAGAGTATTTAAGGACTTGAAAAAGTCAGGAATGAATAAACTATCTGTGGATAGCGTACTCAACTATCTCGACCAACTCTATGAGCCTGGTCAGGTAACATTGCCTAATCATGTCCATGGATTTATTAAGGACATGGTCAATGACAAGGTTGACTTAATTAGAGCGCTGAACTTGTTCCTTGTTGATAAGGAAAATCGCGAATGGATTGAACAAGGAAATAATCAAGAATTGTTTGCTTGCGGTTACATGTTCGGTAGCAAAGCGCAGGAATCTGCTAGGTATTCAGTTCGAGTTAAGAGCGCCAGTGCTGGAAATGATTACTTGAATTGCTATATAAGTCTAAATGAGTGGGGATTCAGTAACGCCAATGAAACTAACGATTACCGAATTTATCATACACGTGAGCAGCTAGACGAAGCTGGATTTGGATGGGTGTTCAACTGTCCAGGAATTGAATGTATTGAAAAGGAGAATGAATGAGAGTTTGTAAACAATTTAGCTTCGACGCAAGTCATCAGCTAGTTGGTCACTTTGGGAAGTGTGCAAATTTGCACGGGCACACTTACAAAGTCGAAGTCAGCTTGGCAGGCGATACTGTCAAGGAGGGAAGCAGCGCGGGGATGGTCGTTGATTTTTACCACGTCAAAAAGTACGCAGGTGAAATCATTGACCGACTTGACCATGCTTTCTTAATGAAAGGCGATGAGCCTGCGCTAGATGTAGTAACAACCAAACGAGTGTACTTTGGATTTAGAACTACGGCAGAAAACATGGCGAAGTTTCTAACATGGACGCTAGGCGTATTGATGCAGCCTTACGGACGCATTGATACTATTAGGCTATGGGAAACCCCTACAGGCTATGCAGAATGTGACTTCTACGAAATTTTCAGCGATGAAGAAATCGAAGCTTATCAAAATGTCACCTTCATCGATGGCGATAAAAGAGTGACTCTAAAGGAGATTATAGATGGTCAACGCGTATAATCAGCCTGAGCGCGGTAATATAAAAATCAATGTTCGGCAAAAGGACGTCATGCCGGTAATGGAAATCTTCGGCCCTACTATTCAGGGCGAAGGAATGGTAATCGGTCAAAAGACTATTTTCATTCGCACTGGAGGATGTGACTATCATTGTAACTGGTGTGACTCTGCTTTCACTTGGAACGGAACTACTGAGCCTGAATATATTTCTGGAAAGGATGCAGCAAGTAGAATCTTGAAGCTTGCCTTCAATGACAAAGGACAACAAATTTGTAACCATGTTACTTTGACAGGCGGAAACCCTGCACTTATTAATGAGCCTATGGCTGAGATGATTGCAGAGCTGAAGAAGCACGGATTCAAATTCGGCTTAGAGACTCAAGGGACGCGCTTCCAAGAATGGTTCAAGGAAGTCAGCGACATCACTCTTAGTCCGAAACCGCCGTCAAGTGGCATGCGGACTAATATGAAAATTCTGGAAAAGATAATTGACCGAATGAATGAAGAGGGACTGGATTGGTCTTTCAAAATCGTTATCTTTGATGACGTAGACTTGGCTTTTGCTCGAAATATGTTTACTGAGTTTAAGGACAAGATGCGTCCAGTTAATTACTTGTCAGTAGGAAATGCTAACGCCTATGAAGAGGGCAGCATTTCTGGTCGACTTTTAGAAAAGCTAGGCTGGCTATGGGATAGGGTATTTGAAGACCCTGCATTTAATGATGTTCGTCCTTTGCCTCAGCTTCACACACTTGTATATGATAACTTGAGAGGAGTATAAATGAATTTTAATCAACTGACAAAAATAGCAAACATTTTAGGAATTGACTCAGCTACCTCGCTGAGTATTGCAGACACACGAGCATTAGAGGACGCAGAAGCTGCTCTTCAAGACTTGTTCCGTGTTTTAGGTGAGGACAATAATCGTGATGGGTTACAAGAAACTCCGTTCCGTTTCCTTAAAGCATTAGCTGAGCATACTGTCGGGTATCGAGAAGACCCTGCTAAACACTTGGAAAAGACTTTCGATGTAGACCATCAAGACATTGTTCTGGTCAAGGACATTCCTTTTAACTCACTATGCGAGCATCACTTAGCGCCGTTTGTAGGTAAAGTTCACATTGCCTACATTCCTAGCAATAAGATTACGGGACTATCTAAGTTCGGTCGCGTAGTAGAGGGTTACGCGAAACGATTGCAGGTACAGGAACGACTTACTCAGGAAATTGCTGACGCGATTCAGAAAGTTTTGCAACCTCAAGCAGTGGCTGTGATTATTGAAGCAGAGCATACATGTATGAGCGGTCGCGGAATTAAGAAGCACGGCGCTACGACCGTAACGTCTACGATGCGCGGACTGTTTAAAGATAACGCGTCTGCTCGAGCTGAACTACTTCAGCTAGTTAAGCAGTAAGGGGTTAGGTATGAGAGCATTTAAACGTAAGAAAATGGTTAGTGAGCTTCAGCTTATTCTCACACTCTTATTTGTAGTTGCGTTAGTTGTAAGTAACATTATTACAAGTAAGCAAGTACTGTTGCCTTTTAACATCACAATGACCGGAGCTGTCTTCGTCTTCCCTATCACCTACATTCTGTCTGACTTAGTTTCTGAAGTTTATGGCTATCGCTGGAGTCGGGTAACTTGCTACTTAGGCTTTGCAGCTAATCTTTTTGCAGCCCTAGTTTTTAGCGCTGTTATCCAAAGTCCTGCTCCTAGTTACTGGCAAAATCAAGCTGCTTTCCAAACTGTACTAGGTAGTACGCCAAGAGTATTGATGGCATCCTTGCTAGCCTTCGTACTAGGTGACCTCGTTAATGATAAAATCTTCGCCAAGATGAAACGTAAGTATCCTGATTCCATTAAGGGCTTCGGGGCGCGTGCTATCTTTTCTAGTATCATGGGCGAGCTTGTAGACAGCCTTGTATTTCTTCCTTTAGCATTCTGGGGACTTATGCCGCTACAGACTTTAGTTATTATGACTATTACTCAAGTAGTTATTAAGACAGGCTACGAGCTTCTTATTTTGCCGTTTACTACTATAACAGTTAAGTTAGTTACTCGGTACGAAAGTAGAAAGGCTTAATATGGGACTTGACTTATACTTTGCAGGAGGGCTATCTAAGTACTCAGATGAGTTCCTTATAGCTCGCGACGGTAATCGGCTATTTTCGCAGAAGTTCGAGCGCGGGCGAATAGGTAAAACATGGACTAACTACGTAAGGGAGCATCCGGAGTTTCAGGGAAAAGTTTTTGTAGACTCAAGTGCGTACGGAGCATGGACGCGCAGTCTAGAAATAGATATTGATGATTACATCGACTATTTAAACGAGAACGAGGGCTGCTTTTCTGTCATAGCTTCACTTGACGTAATTCCGGGCGACAAAGGTCATTTTGCGGCGCGTCAACAAGTAATATCTGCAAGTGAAACGTCATGGGAAAACTATCTCTATATGTATGAACGAGTGCAAGATAAAGATAGAGTCATTCCTGTATTCCATGTAGGAGAACCTTGGGAATATCTAGATAGGATTTTAGCTTATAGTCACTTAAATGGCTCTAAGATTCAGTATATCGGACTCGGAGGATTAGTAGGAGTAAATAGTAACGACCGAATTAAATGGCTTTCGCGTGTGTTTGATATTATTAAGGGCAGCTCAAATCCTGAAATCAAGACTCACGCATTCGGGGTAACTGCTTTGCACATTTTAGAGCAATTTCCTTTCGCTTCTGCTGATTCTACGTCAGCGGTCATGACAGCAGCTATGGGCAGTATTATGACACCTTATGGAAATATTAGCTTTGCAAAGAAAGAAGGAGGAGCTGATAAGTTCCGCGCACTAGGTAAGCCTATACAGGATAGCATTCTGCAGCTCATTGAGGAATCAGGGCTCAAGTTTACTATAGATGAGATAGCTGATAGCCTGTATGTGCGTGAAGCTATCAACTGTCAATACTTACTAGATTGGGTTAATTCTTATACATATAATCCACCTAAGCACAAGCAGCTTCGACTATTTTAGAAAAAGGAAGGACTTATTTAAAAATAGGTCCTTTTATTGTTTACAATTTTGACAGAATTGGTGTATATTAAAGTGTAAACTATAAACCAAAGGAGGCTCAGTATGAGCATTACATTTAAGACTCAGACGCTTATGGAAGTAGTCGGCCAACTGAATCGACTATCTGCAAGTAAGCTACTTGAGATTACTCGATATTGGCATATTCAAGGCTATGACGGCGTAGTTACCTTTACGGGTTACGACGGCTCGAACTGGTTACGATATACTTTAGAATCTGACGGTGAAATCGACGTCATTATTAAGGCTGAGCAGTTCGGTAAGCTAGTCGACAAAACGACTGTAGAGACTATTACTCTAACGCCTAAAGACGAATATTTGGAAGTTAAAGGTAATGGTACCTATAAAGTTGATATTGTCACAGGCGATGAAGTATATCCTTCTTTCGATGAAAAGCTGCCTGAAGATTTAGACGAGGGCGATGCTAAACTTTTGAAATCTTCCTTGTTCTACAATGTAGCAAATGTGAATGACTCAGCGGTTTCTAAAAGTAACGCAGATGGAGTCTACACAGGTTACCTACTGGACCATACTCAAGCTGTCACATCAGACATTATTCGTGTATGTTTGAACCCTATTCAAGATATTGGAACTAAGCTGCTGATACCTGCTTCTCTTATGCGCCTGCTATCTTCTATTACAGAAGACAAACTTTATTTGTGGACTTTTGACGATGATTACATTTATGTGTCTACTTCGAACATTGAAATATACGGGCGCACTATGGAGGGAGTCGAAGATTACCAAGACATGAGCATTATGGATGAGCAGGAGTTCGAAGGTTCTGCTACTTTGACTACAGCTGATATTCAGAGCATTCTGGAACGACTTACGCTATTCATGACTGCTTTCGACAAGGGCACAGTTAATTTAGACTTCGGCCCTAAGCAGCTTGCTATTGTCACTACTAAAGGTTCAAAGGAACTTGTTAAGTATATCAGCGTAAGTCACGGAGCTGACTTCACTTGTAGGATTAATAGTCTGTTGCTTCGCGACATTCTAGCTACTGTAAGCGATGAGCATTTTAACCTTTACTACGGTAATGAACTTTGTCTGAAAATCAAAGCTAATGACGTAGTGTACTACCTAGCTACACAAGAAGACGGAGACGCAGAATGAGTAATAAACTGTCGCGAATAGCTAAAATGGTTGCGGCAGAGAAAGTCAATGAACCTGCTACTAATTTTGTTGATAAGTTTACTCACATTATCGAAACTACTCAAGCTCCTTACACTCCGTCTACTTACTATAAGCCTAGTGGAGTAGGCGGCTGTATTAGAAAGATGTACTTTGAGCGTACCGGTCAAGCGTTGCAAGATAATGCAAGCTATAATCTCATCGCAATGGGAGAAGCAGGTACATTTAGGCACGAGGTCCTACAGGAGTACATGGTTAAGTTATCTAAAACTGACCCTGACTTTGAATGGCTAGACGTCGCGCAATATTTAGAGCAGAATCCCGTCGAAGGAACTGTCGTAGATAAGAATTTTGTCAAGAACGAGTATGAGACTAAATGTAAGAACGAGCTTCTTCAGTTGTCGTTCCTATGTGATGGTCTCGTACGATGGCAAGGTAAGACGTATATTATGGAAATCAAGACGGAGACGATGTTTAAGTTCAATAAGCATACGGAGCCGTATGAAGAGCATAAAATGCAAGCGACCTGCTATGGAATGTGCTTAGGAGTAGATGATGTGCTATTCTTGTATGAGAATAGGGATAACTTCGAAAAGAAAGCATATACTTATCATATTACTGACTCAATGAAAGAGCAAGTTCTAGATAAGTTAGTTACTTGTGAGGAGTACGTGGAGCGCGGAGAGAGCCCTAAAATCTACTGCTCCTCTAATTACTGCCCGTATTGTAGAAAGGAAGGACGGAACTTATGACCTATACTGGTAAAATGTTCGAACAGGATTTTTTCTCTAGTTGGAAATCTTGCACGGACGGAACATATCTAACTCGACTATACGACCCTACAAACGGATTCAAAGGTATTCAAAACCCGTGCGACTTCATTTTAGCTTGTGAGGTAGGTACAGTTTATCTAGAGCTGAAAGCTACTAAGCAGGCTTCTCTAAGTTTCAGTAACGTGAGTGACCGCCAATGGCAAAGTTTGTTAGAGGCTGATGCAAGTGATTATGCTATAGGAGGCTTACTTGTTTTCTTCTACGAGAAGAGCCTACTTAGGTGGTATCCTATTCAGCAGCTAGAGGAATTGCGCAAAGCGGGAGCTAAGAGCATAAATCCTGACAAGCTCCCTAATGTAGGATATCCAGTCAAGTTCTATGGTAAACGCGTCAGATGTACTTTCGACATTTACTCTCTTGTAGAAGCGATTCAGTTGCATTCTAAGGAGGCCTTAAATGTCGAACAAGCCTAAACTTCCTAAAATAGATATCCGTGAAGATGAAATTCGGCAAGCGAAAAGCACCGCTGATAGCTACGGAGATATTGTTAATCGCGTAGTTGATGAAGTAGTCGAGAGCGCGTGTAGTGTGCTTGATGAAGCCATCACGGAAATTCAAGAGCTGCTGTCGCTAGATACTCCGCCTGTAGCTGACTTAAACTACTTCATAGGGTATTTACCGACTGCGATGTACTTCGTAGCGGACAGAGCTGAATTTGTAGGAATACAGATGGACTCAAGCTCTGCGATTCGTCGCGAGAAATATGACGAGCTGTACGCACTTGCAGCTGGGAAGACTATCCCAGATAAGGAAGCGGAAACTCGAAAACTAGTTATGAATGAAACTGTAGTAGAAGCTGCGTATAAGCGAGCCTACCGAAAAGTTCAATCTAAATTGGAGCAAGCTGACAAAGTGCTTGCATCCCTAAAACGAATCCAGCAATGGCAGTTAGCAGAGCTGGAGACTACAAGAAATTCTGGAGGAATAACATTAAATGCAAGAAATTCGCGTAAAAGCAATCGACAAGAAACTTGACCCGCTATCATTCACAGGTGACTGGGTCGACGTTCGTATTAGCGCTGTTCAATATCTAGACGCAGTCCGCTCACCTGAGCAATTCAAGGAAGGCGCAATCATGTCTCAGCTAGAATATAGCCGTAAGTCATTGCAGTCGGCTCAGGTTATTAGCATCCCTGCAGGTCATTCCATTAAAGTAGCTCACGGCTTTGCACTAGAGCTTCCTAAAGGTTACGAAGCTATCCTGCATCCTCGCTCAAGTCTTTTCAAGAAGACAGGACTTGTATTCGTTTCAAGCGGAGTCATTGACGAGGGCTACAATGGGGACAATGATGAATGGTTCTCTGTTTGGTATGCTACTAGGGACACTGATTTGTATTACGACCAGCGCATCGCCCAATTCCGTATTCAGGAAAAGCAGCCTAAGCTAAAATTCAACTACGTTGAAACTTTAGGAAACGATGACCGCGGAGGGCACGGAAGTACAGGAGATTTCTAATGAAACTAGAGCAGATTATGAAAGATTGGAACAAAGACTCCAAAGCTCTTGTAGCTGTTCATGGTTTAGAGAGGGAAAACCTACCCAGGATTCCCTTTTCTACTCCTATTATGAACTTTCAAACATATGGAGGGCTTCCTCGTAAAAGAGTGATTGAGTTCTTTGGCCCTGAGTCTAGCGGTAAGACTACTTCAGCGCTTGACATTGTTAAAAACGCTCAGTATATTTTCCAAGAGGAATGGGAGCAGTTGCAAGAGGAATTAACCGCGCAACTTGATGAGTTGCAAAATGCAAAAGGTTCCAATAAGACTAAAATCAAGGAAATTCAAATGCGCCTAGATTCGCATAAGGAGCCTTTGAAGATTGTGTACCTTGATTTAGAGAATACCTTAGATACAGATTGGGCTAAGAAGCTAGGAGTGGATGTCGATAACCTATGGATTGTGCGACCGGAGCATAATTCCGCAGAAGAGATTCTGCAATATGTTATTGACATGTACGACACTGGCGAAGTAGGTCTGATTGTTTTAGATTCCTTGCCTTATATGGTTAGTCAGAATCTACTAGATGAAGAGCTGACCAAAAAGGCTTACGCAGGTATCTCCGCACCGTTGACAGAGTTTAGCAGAAAAGTGACCCCGTACCTAACTAAGTACAATGCTATTTTCTTAGGAATCAATCAAATCCGAGAAGACCTAAATAGCATGTACTCAACCTATTCTACTCCGGGCGGTAAGATGTGGAAGCACGCCTGCGCCGTTCGTATTAAGTTCCGAAAAGGTGACTTCATTGACGAAAAAGGAGACAAGGTAAATCGTTCTGCTCGTAACCCTGCAGGTAACATGGTGGAGGCGTTTGTGGAGAAAACGAAAGCCTTCAAGCCTGACCGAAAGCTAGTTCAGTACACGCTATCTTACCACGAAGGAATACAAGTAGAGAGCGACCTTGTAGATGTAGCTATCGAATATGGATTTGTGAGCAAGACAGGAGCATGGTTCAGCATTTTAGACCCTGAGACCGGCGAACTGCTTCAGGATGCAAACGGCGATGACTTGAAATTCCAAGGCAAGTCTAAAATTGTAGAACGGTTGCGAGAAGATGACCAAGTCTTTGATGACCTTATGACTTGCGTTCATGAGGCGATATCATACGAGGAGCAATAGAATGGCGCAGCGTACCTTATTCTCAAGGCCTAGCGGTCCTAAAGTCTCTAAGCCTATTAGGCGTCGACCTGTTACGAAGATAGACGGTGAAATCTTAGAGCTGATAAATCGCAGAGAGCGTCAAATTTTAGTGCACTCTAATCTATACTATAGGCAGAATGTGAACTTAATTACTGATGCTCAGTATGACAAATGGAGCCATGAGCTTTACGACCTTATGCAGCAGTATCCAAAAGAGTTTAGGAAGTCTGCTTGGTATTCCGCTTTCGTAACGTTCGACGGTAATACAGGTATGGGCTTGCCGTATACCGACCCTTGGGTGGAAGGTACTGCTAACCACTTATTGAAAATATCAGGAGGAAAAGTAACTTGATTAATTTAGCTAATAGATATCGACCTAGAAAGTTCTCTGAAGTAGTCGGACAGGATTATGTTAAGGAGATTCTAATGAATCAGCTAGAGACCGGAGAGGTAAAACATGCTTACCTGTTTTGCGGAGGAGCAGGAACAGGTAAGACTACCTCTGCTCGTATTTTTGCAAAAGAGGTAAACGAGGGGCATGGAACGCCTATTGAGATTGATGCTGCATCCAACAACGGCGTAGAAAACGTCCGCGACATTATAGAAGATAGCAAGTTCAAGTCTTTAGATAGCCGATATAAGGTTTACATTATTGACGAGGTTCACATGCTCTCAACTGGTGCTTTTAATGCTCTTCTGAAAACACTTGAGGAGCCTCCTGCGGGAACTATCTTTATTCTTTGCACTACTGACCCGCAGAAGATACCTGCTACTATCATGTCTAGGGTTCAGCGTTTTGACTTTACTAGAATCCCTAATCATGACATAGTGACTCAGCTAGCCTATATTTTAGAGTCTGAAAATGAGGAGGGCGCTCCTTACTCTTGGACTAAGGAAGCTCTTGCTTTTATCGGCAAGCTAGCTAATGGGGGGATGCGCGATGCCATTACACGTCTAGAGAAAGTGCTAGACTATTCATCTGACATCACCGTCGAGGAAGTAGCTAGCGCTTTAGGAACGCCTGACTATGAGACTTTTGTAGCTCTTACTGCCACTATTCTGTCTAATGATACTGAAGCGGCTTTGCGCACACTTGATGACTTCTTTATGTCAGGTAAAGACCTAAAGCTTACGATGCGAAGCTATACAGACTTTTTAGTCGACGTATGTAAGTATGTGCTAACCGAAGACCTGTCTCTTACTTCGCTACCTGACCACGTAGAAGCGGACCTGCAGCGTATTAGGAGAGGTACTGATTATTCGCTGTTACTGTGGATGTTAGAAGAGATGAACAAGCTGAACTCTGTAATCAAATGGGAGCCTAACGCTAAGCCTATTATTGAGGCGCAGATTTTGCTAATGACACAGGAGGACTAGTATGGCTAATTTCATAGGTCAGCGCAGAGCTAAAGAGTTTGTAAAGCAGCGCAAGTACTTGCCTAATTCTACTTTGATTATCGGCGCAAAGAAGTCAGGAAAAAGAACTTTTGCTAGATATATAGCTGATGAGTTAGGCTACGATTGCCTATTCATTGACAATAAAATAGACAGTATTCGGGATATGATTGAGCTGAGTAGTAGCCTAGCGCAGCCTACCTTGTTTGTAGTCAGCGCGACAGGGATGTCGGTAGGAGCTAAGAACAGCTTACTTAAAGTTACAGAGGAGCCTCCTAAGAATGTCCATATCTGCATGCTTGCACAAACTGAAGGCGATGTCCTCAGTACGTTAATTTCTAGGTCTTGGGTAATATCATTACTGCCTTACACTGTCGACGAAGTTGCTTATTATTTGGAACGCTTTGTAAAGTCGAGCATAGACATTATAGAGCTTGCTAACATATTTAGCAGCCCGGGACAGGTTAATTACCTTGTTCAGAGTCACGGAAAGGAAGCTCTACCACTTTACTTGGAAAAGGTTCAATTCTTCTACGAAAACATACTTGAAGCCTCGTCTAGTAACGCGCTGAAAATTGTAGACTGGTTCAAGCTAAAGGATTCAGACACGCGAGAAGATGCGCTCGTCCCTGAGTTATTCCTAGAAGTAGCTATGAACTATATCAGTTATAGGAACCGTACAGTAGCTAGCACCGATAATCTTATCTGTAACTATGAATTGCTGAAAGCTATCTCAAAGTGTTTAGGTACAGTATCTGCAAAAGGAAAGAATAAACTATTCGCGTTGAATAAAATGGTAAAGGAGTTGCAAGAGATTGGTTAATTTAATGGATTTTATGTCACATATTAAGGAAGACCGACTTCTTCCTTTTTACATATTCACCGGCGAAGAGATAGGCCTAATGAATGTGTATCTCGGAAAGATTCCAGTACCTGTCAAGCGGGAAGCTAGCGTTGCGACTATTCTTAGACCTTTAACGCAAAGGTCTATCGTTGCAAGTTCTAAAGTATTTGCTGTTCGAGATGATAAGGACTTCTTAGCTAATGAATCTAGGTGGAAATCTTTAGACGATATTAGGTATGGAACTTTGATATTACTTTATACTAAAATTGACGGTAGAAGTAAATTCCTAAAGCAGTTCGCAGACCATGTTGTTCAGTTCGACCGAATGACTACTTCGCAGCTAATGAATCACTTTTCAAAGAAAGTTAAGCTGAAACCTAAATTACTGGAGCAGGTTATTGAACTATGCGACCGAGACTATTCGCGCATCGAAAATGAATTAGATAAGATTAGTCGAGTTCAGCTACCTACAGAAGACGCAGTAGCGTCTCTTATTCATAAAGATTTAGAGTTTGAAGTTTTTCAAGCTGTAGATAGCGTTATTCGGTATGAGCCTCAACGTGCTTTCGACTATATAAGCGTACTGATTGCGACTCAGGACAATGTACTAGGATTCCTTACGCTTTTATATAATCATTTTGCAGCGGCTGCTAGGATACTAGGTACAGACGGAGCAAAGGAGTCTACTGTTAATATTAAGCAGTTTATGATTAACAAAATTAAGGGGAACTTTAACTATTCCTTAGACTCAGCTTTTGAAGGCATGACGATTATCGGCGATATTGTCGAAGGTATTAAGACCGGTCTATATACAGACGTTGTAGGCGTGCAGATTTGCCTACTTAAAATTTTCGATTTGTCGTAAACAAAATCGTATAATTAGGTGTATATTAAACTAAATACTTAAAGGAGGCATACATGGTTAACAAATCACCTACAGCTCGCATACTACTAGCCGGTAATTTAGGCTACCTAGAAAACTTAATTGCTCATTATGGAGGCTCAATGCCTATTGAAACTATCTATCAACAAGAAAAGGAAAAACACAATGACAAACATTAAACGCTTTAAACAGATTGTAGCTGATACTATCAGCCGTGACGGAATTGACAACTTAATGGAATGGGTTGAGCATGAAACAGACTTCTTCACCGCCCCTGCTAGCACGCGCTACCACGGTTCCTACGAAGGCGGACTATTGGAGCACTCGTTGAACGTATATGACCGACTTGTTTGGGAAATGCAGCATACGGTGGGCGCAGGATGGGAAGACATCTATAGTCCTGAAGCGGTAGCTATTGTAGCGCTGTTCCACGACCTTTGTAAAATCGACCGCTACATCATTACTGAAAAATGGCGTAAGGATGCTGACGGTCAATGGGAATCCTATGAAGCCTATGACTACAATCGCGAAAAGTCTGAAATGGGACACGGCTCGCAATCCGTATTCTATCTTCAAAAGTTCATTCAACTTACTGAAGTCGAAGCGCAGGCTATTTACTGGCACATGGGAGCGTATGATATTAGTCCGTATGCGACGCTTGCAGCTTGTAGTGAAACCTTTAAATGGAACCCATTATCTTTCCTAGTTCACCGCGCAGACATGGCCGCTACTTATGTAGTTGAAAATGAAGCCTTTGTTTATGGAGAAAGGGAGCAGGAAGTAGCGCAGGAAGAGCCTGTAGAAGAAAAGCCTGCTAAAGTATCCCGCCGTTCTCGTAAGAAAGTAGAAAAGGACCCAGAGCCTGTTGAGGAAGAGCCTGAGGAAGTAGTGGAGGAGGAAAAACCTAAACCTACTCGTCGTCGCCGTAAAAAGGTTGAGGAGCAAGTAGAAGAGCAGGAGCAGGAAAAACCTACTCGAATTACTCGTCGCAAAAAAGCTGAACCTGAGGAGGAGCCGCAAGAGGACGTAGAGGAGCAAAAGGAAGAAAAACCTAAGTCCTCTATTAGGATGCCACGTAAAGGAGCACGCGCAGCTACTAAACCAGTAGAGCCTAAATCATACTACTTCTATAATGAAGAGGACGGTTACTACTACAAGAAGGACGAAAATGAACCTGACAATGACGGTGACATTTTAGTAGATGAGGAGGAATACCTTAATGCTATGTGTCCGGTACTGGAAGAGGACTTCTTCTATGTATTGGGCGGAGAAGCTCACGTACTGCGTAAAGGTGAACGACTGCCGGAGGAGTATGATGAAGAAACTTGGGAGCCTATTACTGAAAAGGAATACACTGACATGACGGAGCCTAAAGAAAAGACTGTTGTGAAAGCGTCCCGCAAACGTCCATCCGCTAGTCGCCGACCTCGCCCTTAATTAGAAAGGATAACTAATATGTGTAAAAACTGTAAAAACGAAGCAACTGAAACTGATTTGTCAGTCGGTTTCAGTATGACTTCAAAAACTACTGGAAAAACTATTCATATCGAACGAACTGAAGAGGAGCTGCAGGAGTTTGGTAGTCGAATGGAAGACAAGGCCCTTGAGGGTGACGAAGCTGCTGCAACTGGAGTAGCCCTTGTCTATGCGCTAGAAGAACGCGCAAAGGCGTATCACCGAAAAGTAAGTAATTTGTACGCTCGTCACGAAACGCTGCTAGAAACGCTTAATGATTTCCTAGAGCGCTACAATACTGGAGAAGAGTTCAAGAAAGCTATTGAGCATGTATTGAAAGCTGACAAGGTCACTGAGCAAGTGTTTGACATGCTGTCCGAACGAATGGAGGACTTGTAGCATGGAAAGAATCTGCGCAACGTTTGACTTTGAGTATGAAAATTCTACAAAGCCAATTAGAGTCGATGCGCTGTTCGAAACTGTAGCTGAATATGAAGCTACTTTTAGACTCATTAATGAGTATGTAGACGAGCCTAGCGCGTTTGATTGCAAATGTGTTACGCTTGTTCCCTACAACGACGATATCAATGGTGACATTGTAGCTGTTGACTGTCTAGTTAAACTAGATGGAGTCAGAGCAGTTCGGACAACGTGCCGAGTTATTAAGTATGAGGAGCCGAAGGATGCAAGAAAGTAGACGAGTAATTTCAAAGAAAGTAAAACAATTTAGGGATGACTACATTCGCGCACGCGCTAGAATACTGCTCTTGCAAGGCAAAGAAGAGACTTCGGAACGACTCGACGAAATTGCTAAGCTCGAAAAGTATGTCAATGCTGTCAACGCTATGGTGGAAGTGTTCCCAGAAGCGCAGCGCAGGATAGTACAGGAGTCCATTTTAGATGATTTGCCTATCACTAAAGTAGCTCTAGATGTAGGGTATCACTATACCTGGGCGCTAGAGCTACGAGATAGGGCTGTGCGCACGTTTGAGGAAGTTCTAGAAGGAGACATCATACTGTCTGAATTAGGTCTCAAGATGAAAGGAGTATTAGATGATTTGGCTAATTAAAATCCTGCTAGTATTCGCAATAATGTTTTTTGCTCTAATTGTCATGGCGAGCCTACTTGAATTAGGCGTCAGTCACTCACGGAATGGAGTAGCTATCAAAGCTACTGAAGCCGTAGGACCTTTCTTAGCTGCTTTGATTTCTAGTGCCTGGATAGTGTTCATTATCTATGTAATGGAGCGACTGTCATGAGGAAGTTTATCCCTACACGCGCAGCAAGTAAACGTCAGGAGGCTAAAGTAGCAAAGACTCTAGGCGGGCGCGTGCAACCTAATAGTGGCGCTACAGACTATTCTAAAGGTGACGTAACTACTGATAGCATGTTAATCGAATGTAAGACTGCAATGAAGCCGAAGCAGTCGTTCTCCATTAAGAAAGAATGGCTAGACAAGAACGAGCTAGAACGATTCAGCATGAAGAAAGACTACTCCGGCTTAGTGTTCGACTTCGGAGATAACGGTGAGCAGTACATTGTTATGGAACTATCGCAATTTAAGCGCCTATTAAGTGAGCGTAATCAGGAGGACTAATGGCAGGCATACTATACACTATAGACGGAGACGGTACACAAAAGCAGCTGAAGCTAGAAGAGGGCACGACAGGAAGCTATGTCGATGTAACAGAGCTTGACCCTATTGTACTTCAATCAGTATTGGAGTTCATTCAGCGCAGCCGCGTAGGAGTTGCAAAGTACGGAACTACCTTAGCGGACAACGATACTGACAATTTTATTCAGCATGCGAAGGAAGAAGCAATGGACTTTGTAAACTACCTGAGCAAACTAGAAAGCCAACTAAAAAAGTAGACCTATTTCTAGGCCTACTTTTTATTATTGATAAAGTCCTACAAGTTGATTCGCGCAGTCTTCGAGTTCACTTACTAGGAAGCGGCTTTCTTTTCTGCCCTCAGCAGCTCTTTTTTCTATTCTTGCATTAAGGTACTGAATGCGATTAGTGATTTGCTGAATGATGTTAATTCTTGCTTCACTTTCTAAATCTTTTAGAATAGTAGTCCCTACTTCAGCTAATCCACAAGCTTTGAATACCGCTCTATCGAGTTCGCTTTTCTTAATTACAGCGCCTAAATCTAAGTATAGATTAGGATTTGTTTTAATAACGCGATATTGTTTAGCTGTTTCATGTACCTCGATGCTTTCGAAATGGAATGTATAATCCTTGCGTCCGTCTTTCCAATTTGGTTTAACGTAACCGAAATAAAGTGTAGTGTTCATGTGATACCTCTTTCTGCGCTATGCGCTTTTCTTACTTACAAGATAAGTATAACATATTACCGTGTAATACGCAACCATTTTGCCAAAAATAATGGAACTTTTTTTTGAAAAAAAAAAATAAGGCGGAAAGCCCTATTCTTTTGTAAGATGTTCATAAGCATAGTTTATAAGTTCGTCACGTGAGAATTGGAACACCTTTCCGTTAATACTTACAACAGGTAGAAGCTCGTTAGTCATCGCTACAAAGCCTTGTCCCTTTTCTGTACTAAGGTACTCCATAGTGTTCATTAGTACAGTTACCTCGCCTTTGTCTTTAATAGTACCTAGCATCTGAATCGTTCACCTCTCTTATTTTTGCATTACAATTTAAGCAGCGCCAGTACTGGCTACTTGGAACGGGCATGAGGTTATCACTGATTTGCTCTCCAGTTTGCGTCATGATGAAAGTTCCGGAGTATTTAAAGGTTCGACCAATATAAGTCGAATTACATATTGGACATTGCATATCTTAATCCTTTCTGATATTTCTATACAGCTCTAAGCATTCGCTATCTTGGAACTTCTTACCGTCTTTGTAAACAAGTCCTTGAGGAAGCTTACTAGTAGGCATTCCCTCGTCTAACAAGTCGCCTATTGTATGGCAGTAAGCTGTTAGCACTGCGAACAAGCCAGGCGCGTGTTCTTTAGTAAGTTGCACTTCCGTACACGTCATCCACGGCTGAGGACACTTAGTAAAGATGCGTATACCTTTATCGTAACTATGGTCAGGGTCGATGTTACCTAGCATTTTCAAGTGAACATCGTTTAGCTTCATGTCCAGGAAGACCTGAAAAGCGTCCATCTTAGATAGGTATTTACAGGTGACTTTAGTTAGTTCTAGTTTTTCAATTTTATTGACTTCCGTCGCAGCATTTTCACGATAGCGCGCCCGACGCTTGTGATTTGACTTTTTAGGTTTATTCTTTGCCATTAGTATCTCCTCTGTTGATTATCGCATTTTATCCGGCGATTTAGTTCTGCCTCTTTTCTAAGTTGCATGCAGTTTTTGATATGCTCATGCATAGGCTGGCAGTAGTAAGCAAGTCGCTCAGCGTCTATTATTAACTCACTACTTAGACCAGCATCCACTTCATAGCCTCTAAAAGTCATGCCTGCACGGAAGCTGAGCTTTCGATAGAATCCGTTACCTACTTCCGATACAAAATGAACTAAGGACATAGGTACCCAGACACGCGCAAGGGATACATAGTTAGGGATTTCAAACAGTAGGCGCCGTCTATTATCATCAACTGCTTTTATACAGGAATTTTGAAAATAAGTGAATTGCCATCCTTTTTTACTCAATAGTTAGCTCCTTTCTATTCCATGTACCCGTCTTTTATCCAAATTTCAGGAATACGGTCACCAACAGGGCGCGAAAAATAAAGCCCGCAGCCTACTAATTTCGAAAACTCATATAACTCTGCCGAAGTTGCAAAGTGTATTAAGATACTAATATTGCCAGTTTCAATGTCGCTTGAAATCTTGGCGCCAAATTTGTCAAAAGCTGCTCGGTATTGCTCATAGACTTTCATTTCGTCAAGACAGTAACGGGCGCTAGTTACTCTAAATTCCATTATTTAACTCCTTTATATTAGTATTCGTCTAAGATAATTTTACGACTTCCATTGCCAGACTTGACAATAATGTCCGCGTTATGACTATGAGCAAATTCGTATAGTTCTTGAAAGTCCTTAACTTCAATAATAACTTCGGATTCATCTTCATCATAGCGCGCGGAGAAGGAGCGAGGCAAAGTTGCCTCGTATTCTCGCCAAACCTCTTCCGCGGTAAGAAATGACTCGCTTCTAAGTATGTGTTTCATAAACTGACTCCTCTCTTATACATTGTCAACAACTACAAGGACAGCTTCGACATCCTCACTGACAACTTCGTGATATGTATTTTCCAAAGTATCCCTATCCAGGCGCCGACGAAAAACTACTTCAAGCTCTTGTACGTCATCAGCAGCAAGCTCTTCAAACATATTAGCATCTAAAACAGCTTGGTCTAAGACTGACTCAACTATTGCAAATTTTCCTTCAAGTTTAAGGTCTTTAAATTTCATACTAGTTCCATTCTAGATTATAAGGAAGCATGTCGCCAAAATAGTTTGTCCGCGTATTCCGCACAAGTAGCACTATTGAACTTTTTAGCTAGTTGCTGATAATAAGCTGCCTCTGTCCAGCAGCGTTGTTTTTCCATTTCAGTCGCACGCTGCCCAAAATCGACAGCGGCGACAAGTTCATTTCTATCAAAAATCGTCATTTTATTTCTCCTTTAATACTTTGTATATTTTTCAAAAATGCTCAGCGCCGGAATTGCACGGTTTTTGCGTTGTTCCGAAATAGGACCTTTACGCTGACTATTAATAGTTCTCTTTACATCAGCTAAAGTTCTAATTCCTGAATGAGCGGCGGCATGAAGAATCGCTGCCTCCTCTTTAGTCATCTGAATATATTTCAAAGACTCAGTATCTACCCTAAATCCACCTAAGCTAACATACAAAGGAACGCAACCTTCGCCGATTGAAGGAATGTTCCAAACTTTATAGCCTGCCGGAATTTTCTTCACTTCCTTGAATGTATGTCTTCCGTCGTTAATTGTTTTCATTGTTTTATACCCTTTCTATTATTTGTACTTTATCTAAATCTATGCGCGTGGCAGGAATGTCATGCTCGTAAGTGTAACACTTAACACTATCTAGTTTAAACAAGTTTTTGAGTAAGTTTTCGTTATGGTCAAACGATTCCATTACTTCATGTTCTTCGAACTCCATTGGAATTACAGCTATTTTGTGTTCGTATCTTAGCGCTACAAACACAGCTGCCGCTTTTACTGAATCCGCGAAATAAATTTCGCCGAAATGAGTTTGTAACCCTCCTGCCTTAATTCTAGCTAAATTTCGCGCAGGAGTTGCGTGATATAAAATCATTTAGTAACCTCCTATCCTTTTACATTACTACTTTATACATTTCTGGCTCGAAATCAAAGTCATCATCTTCCTCGTGTTGTTCGATTTCTTCATCCATCATTTCAATGAGTTCTTCACTGAATCCATCTTGTTCAAACAAGCGAATTTTCTTATCAATTTTGGCATTAAGTAATTGCGCATCGTTAAGGTCTTTCAATTTACCTTCGTAAAGTACCTCAGCGTTTTCTACTACCATTACATAAGCTTCATTATTAGTTATGTCTTTAAATTGTTTAAGTTCCATTTTGTTTTTCTCCTTTTCTTACTTACAAGATAAGTAT